AATCAAGTAGATGCCCAGTGGATATTGGACATAAGAGAATGGAAGTATCCAGAGACAAACAAAAAGAATAATAATAACAAGGGGATATAAGAATGATAGACTTTCTTATTCAGTATGGGGAAGCTATAGGAGCCTTACCTCTTTTAGTATCAGGTATAGCAATGGTAATATACACAGAACTTTTATAAATATAGCTGCACATTATAGCAGTACTGTAAAGTTGTTCAGTGGGTTATGGGGGTAAAGCAATTAGAAAGTTATAAAGCTTTGAAAAGATTGGGAGATCTTAGAAAGCGATCTAAAAGAGATCGGAAAGTGGTTGGATCTAGTACATGCACGAAAGAATTGCAAGAACTTTATAAAACTTTTTTATAACTGCATGTTTTGCAAAGGCTTTTCAACTTAGAAATATTTGACTTTCCTTTCCCAATTTGTTATAATAGGGGAGTAAAGACAAAGAGACACCAAAAACAAAAGGGAGTTCACAATGAAAAAAGCTTATACTATCACAATCGAATCAGGTTCCAAGGTTGGCAAGGCTGTCATCATGGCAAAGTCTTACAAAGATGCTATGAGCCAAGCCCTTAAAGCTTGCCCGGCTGGCTTCAAAGTTTCCAAGGTTCAAGAGAACGCAAAAGAACAGATGGTTCGATTTGTCGGTTCTCCTAGAGGCCCTCGCTGTGCTTTGGCTGGCGTTGTGGATAGAGGAAGCCTTTATAAGCGAACCAGCAAGCCGGCCTTCTGGGCTGGAAAAAAGGACAAGAAATTTAAAAGTTGCTGATTTCTAAAACACTGTATTCATGCGGCTTTGATTAGCCCCCCTTCTAAAGGATGATAAAATGATTAAATACGATCCCATGGAACTCTTTGCAATGCTCTCTGATGCCACTCGCAAGGCCATCATAAACCAAGCGCCCTCTATGTGGGATGACCCCGCGCGGAACGACATCCCAGTGCCAGAGGGTTTTGATGAAGCTTGGAATGAAGCCTTAGAGCGCGAGGCCCGAAGGGCCGAGCATGAGGGGCTTTCAGTTTGCGGCGATGACGAATGGGGGAAGCGTTAGTAAAATTTAAAAAGCTTTGCAATTTTGCAAAGTGGGAGAACACCCCCTCCCCCCCTCTCCTCTCCGGAATGTAAATCCCTAATGATTCCGGGCACTTAGGGCGGCCTAATACACGCACGACACACACAGCAAATTTTGGGAAAATTGAAAAGGGTAAAAAAAGACCCCCCCTTAAAAAAATACGTAGAAAAAAATGCAAGACTTTGTGCTCCTTTCAAAGAACGAAAACTTCTTCTCAAAACTATTTATGTTATAAAACATTATAACAAAAACGTCGAGTTAAGTCAAGAAAAAAATAATATATTTTTAAAATTATTCAGGCGAAACGGGTGTCCACTCAGGCTTTTGAATTTCCGCCGATAGTTCGGCTCCGGTATAAACAGTAAGACCCAAGGCAGCAACCCATGAAGGGTTGTTCCCAATCCATTTCAATATAGACTTCGAGCCGTCAACAGATTTGCGAACTGTGTCGCGGGAAGTTTGAACGCAATCTTCGATCATTTGATCGGTGATAGCATTTGTGTCAATAATTGTGTAAGTTCTCATTTCAAATTATCCTTTAGCTATATAACACTAGACGGTACCTTCTTCTGCTAATTTTCTAGAAGATGTTTTGAAGGCTTCCATCTTCACGGATTCTAAAAAGGGCGGGCTCGGTGAATATTAGCGCGTTCGCATCTCCTGCACCGGGTGTAGAGCCCGTTTGGAGAAGCGCTATAGCGGCACCTCCTATGTCTAACCAATAATACCCTGCCCGTAATTCTGTTGCGTTCGGTGCAGCGGCGAGCGCGCTGGCATTAAAACTGTGCTCTGTTTGTAAGCTGGTTGGGCCGCTGCCGCCAGCTTCTGATTTAAAGACTCGAAGTGTGGTTTCGGCAAAAGTAACTGGCTGATCAAAAACAACCGGATGCAATGGCTTTTCGTTGTAAGTATTTTTTTGATAATTTGCGCCAGTTAGTGCAAAGTTGCAATCCATGTGATAGCCGCCATTGAAAAGCTTATCAACTTGGCCGGCATTTAAAGCAAAGTTCCATACTGCAAGGTTTGATAAACCACCAGACAAAAGCTGGCGGCTTCCTAAATAATGAACGTCAAGGGCTGCGCCACCAATTCCTAAACATCCAGATCCAGTTTCGTTTGTTACGGTGCCCGATGGAGCTGTTGCGTTTGACGTAGCAGCAACGGCATTGTTTGTAACTCCCCCAACGGAACTGCTTCCAACGTCATAATACTCTACTCTTTCTTGTTTGCCATCTTTATAAAATTTTATACTGCTGTGTGTTCCAGAGCATGCAGTTGTTGCATCTCCATTTGCGGAGCCAGAATATACAACCACCCAGTGGTATGGATCAGATGATCCTATTTGAGTACTGGCAGTAACTTGCATTAAATTTCCCGCAGAGTCGCCAACCATAATTGCCGGCTTTCCAGAGCTAAGCTTCACTCCCCAGCCTCCGAGACGGGCTCCTGTAACGCCATCCCAAAAGCTAATAATATCATTATTGGAAATAATTTGATTATGGCACCAAAAGGAAACAGACCATGAATCTGTTTTTGAAAATCTTAGACTATCATCAGCAACACAGCGAATTCTTTCATCCACCCAATCAAAGTGCATCATATATCGATCAGATCCTGATGCCGGCAACCTAGACGGTATTAGCTTTAGGCCACCACCGTCAAAGGCTCCCCATGTGCCCAAGGACCAATTATCATTTTCCATATTAATACACGTTCCGGACATGTCATGTGTAAAGTTGCCGGATAGCGAAGCATTTGCAATGGTTTTTGTTCCACCTACAAATCTGGCGTAATCCGAGCCGTCAAAGCGCCAATATGCAACGGGATAAACGTAGGAAGTGTTTTGGTTGAATACAAACATTTCTGATTTCCTTATTTTTAGCTATATGATTTGGATAGGTTGGCAAGAAAATTTGTCCCGTCGTAAACAGCAGATAGAAGATCAACTGCATTTGCCGTTGTAGAAAGAACTGGTTCTCCTCCGCCCGGAAATTTAAACTTGTTTCCATACGCCAAGGTTCTACCTCCGGTCCCATCTTGTACGATAATCCAAAGATAAGTTGCACCAGTTTGCATGTTTGTTGGATTTGACAATGTTCGGTTTCCCCCCAAGGTAACCTTGTGGCTATTACCGTCATCGCAATTTGTTGCAATGTTTATTCCATCTGTCAGTGTGTTTATTGATGAATACGCTTGTCCTGTGACTTCTAAGTTGTCTGCGATTTGGCCGCGGCCGGGTTTATATCCACCCATTTGAATTTCTCCTTATAACTGTTTGGCAGGTTTCTCCTATAATTAGTATTATAATTCAAATTTGGAAAGTTTCAAAAAGTCCTTATTTTTTGGCTTTCTAAGCTTTTCTAAGGGTCTTTTTCTTTTGTGGGATGTCCTTCTATGTTTTCGAAAGCTTTCTGCTCTTCAGGACCTTTGTACGGCTTGCTGTAAGGGTCCTTGCTTTGTTCGTCCCATGCTAATAAACCCAACGTAAAAAAACATACCACGACTGTTAGGAAATAAGCAATATCTAATAAATTCATTTGTAATCCTTTCGACTATTTATATTATAACACACTATTGCGGAGATTGTCAATGAAACTTACAAAAAAAATTTTAGAAAAAATTATTTTCGAAGCAATTCAAGAAATTAGGGAACGCGAAATGCTTGCGCCTAATCTAAACACTGCTAGTTTATATGCCGCCCTTGTTACTGACGATATTGGGCCGCAATTTGAAAAAGAACAGCTTGCTGCCGGCTTAGAAGAAGTTGTGGTATGGCTTAAGGAAAAAGAAGAGCTAACCAAAATTGCTCAAGAGATTGTAGATATTGCTGAAGAAATGTATCCCGATAAATGGGACGAAGTTATAACTGGGCTTTATAAACTTGTAAAATGATAGGAAGAATAAATGAGAATCGACCATATTGCCTACCGCGTAAAAGACCGACACAAAACTGTAAAATTTTTTATTGATACTTTGGGTTATAAAATTCCTGATGATTTGCCTGATGGCTTTGAAATAGAATTCGAAGATGGTTCAAAGGCAAAGTGTTATGCTTTGGTCCCTCCGGAAAAAATCAAGGCGGAGGCTAGATACCTAACCGCTCCTTGGGTTTGCGGAGAATATCACCTGCCTCCTGAACTTTTTATTTCGGACGGAACAGAAGGTTCAATTGTTGGAGAGTGGGTTAAGGGTCGAAACAATGTTGGCGGAATTCATCATATCGCCTATCAAGTTGATTCTGTTGAAAAAGTAATGGAAGAGTGGAAAGAAAAAGGCTATGCTGAATTTACAACTGATAAACCTCTTACATGTCCCGGCTTGGTTCAAGCTTTTACAAAACCTTCTGAACTAACCGGTATTATTTATGAGTTTATTGAACGGGAAGGTCATGGCTTTTGCGAAACCAATGTTAAAGATCTGATGAAAAGTACGGAGGGATTATGAATGAAAAAAACTATTTTTTTTATTTTTTTGTTAAAAATTTTCGGCGTCGGGGTTTTGATGGCCGCGCCGAAGGTTGTAGTCAAAAAAGGAAAGGATCGTATTGTTTATAAAAAAAATACGGAAATAAATTTCAATGATCGAATTGTTGATGGCGAATTGGTTCGTCCTTCTGGAGCTTATCATCAAAGTCGAGCCCGCGCCAAATTCAACAGCCTCATTATGTATAAGAAAGATTTTTTGAAAGAAATGTTGAAAAAGGCAAAAACTTTATAATTCAATCTTATTTTATTTTCTTTTTTAGTTCTTCTACTTCTGCCGATAGTTCTTGTACAGCTTTGACCAATATTGGGATAAGCTCCGCTTTTGCAATACTCTTGATTTTGAAACCAAACTTTTCATGCACATGCGGATCTTCAGCAACCATTTCCGGATATACTTGTTCGCAATTTTGAGCACTAAAGCCTATTTTATTTAATTTTGTATTATATCGATATAGCGGATTCCATCTGTACTCGATTAGCTCCAAACCGTTGATCGTCTCCAATCCTTTAATTTGAGTTGGATTGATGTCAGTTTTGATTCTAATGTCCGATCCATTAAAAAGTTCAGGGTTCGCAACTGTTGAGCCGCAGCGAATTCCCCCGCCATCGTCCCCATCACCATCTTGGAACTGTAAATAAACACATTTTCCCTGACCTGATGGATTGCCCTCTCCTGCCCTAACTAAGATCCCGGTGTCTTTTTCAGAACCGCCGGCTCCTGAACCGCCGGGGGCCAACGTTCCGGAATGCCATACGAACAAAGCATTTCCGCCATTATGACCACCCGTATGACCTTTTCCAACGGCAAGAACCATCGCCTCCCCCGAAGAAGAAACATAAAACAGAGGGCTTCCGGCAGTTTCGGTACAGGTAGCATTTATAAGAAATGAATTATTTCCGCCCGGAATAGGTTTTATAGCACCGCTGACAAAAAGAGAATTCAAATCGCCACTTGATTTTCCAGCATCGGTAGGGCCGATGATTAACTGCCCTATTTTATCTGCGGCTTCATTGGCATTTACGTAAAGTCTTCCATGGAGTGCGCCATTTGCAAAAGTGTTTGTTCCGATGGCAACAGAGCCAGAATAATTAATAGTGAAGAGAGGGCTACCATGTGTTTTTCCGCCAAGGGGCGCGCCGCTACCGGCCCTACGGATTCCGTGTTCTGTTTCATTGTTCTGAATAATGAAAGAATTGTTTACGTGTGGGAAAGACAATCCGAATGAATTTTTATAAACATCATCCCAATTTGGGCCGAAAGTTCCAACTTCCCACAAGGCCGAACCAGTTCCAGCAAATGCTATCGTATTGGTGGCAAAAGCAGATTCTTCAGCCTTAATTTTTAAGGGCGAATGATTGACTACCGCTGTGGTCGGAGCAAAAATTTCTAAAGTATGTGCCGAAGAGCCAGATATAAATGCAGAGCCTGTTATAATATGGTTGACTGATGAAGCTTTTCCGGCGTTTAGATTTCCGCGAATAGTAGCCGAACCTGTAATGCCCAAATCTTTAGCTTCGATCCTTTCAGCAATTTGAAGCTTGCCAGAGCCACTTATATCTCCGGCAACCGTCAACACGCTTCCGTCGAAAGTTAAATTTTCTTCCCCATTGAGAGCTTCTGTTGAAGAAAAAGTTGCAACTCTATTATTAGCTCCATTCTCTACTGAAGATACCGGCGGGGTTACTACAACTGTGTTGCCATTTGAATCTAGACCTAGAAAACTTCCTTTTCCGGCAACAGAACCGGAAACTACTTCGGAAGAGACAAGATCGATTAAATGTTGTACGCTTTTTATATGTAAAGACATTTTATTTCTCCTATTATTATTAAATAGAAAAATAAAAGAAAAAAGGCGGGCCGACGGCCCGCCTTAAAAAGAGGATTTTATCCCTCTTCTCTTTTGTGCGACACCATTAGCTGAATAGCAGTATCGCACCCTATGGGAGAGCAGCCTTCGGAATCAAATTCGATTCTTTTGTGTGAAGACTTTCTATATTATAGAACATTTTCTTTCTTTTTTAAAAAAAAAGAAACTTTTTATTTTTTCTGACGATATATATATGTTTGCCTAAAAATAAATCAATACAAGGAGTGTTTAAAAATGTTCGATAGTTTTTGGGGGCCAATGTGGATTTTGGCTACATGGGGCGCGGTTCTTTTTGGATTAGCATACTTAAAATATTATATTGAAAATTAGAAAGGAGATACCATCTAATGGCAAATTCCCTAAAACAAAAGAGAGAAAAGTTAGAAAATTTTATGACACAAAATATTAAAGGTTTTGAAATTAGAAGTAAAGAAGATAGTTTTTTGATGAAATTTCTTTCATACATAATCTTTTTCAACAAAGGGTTTATGACTAGATTTGTGACCACTTTTTACCCACATGTTTATGTGCCCAAACTTCCATGGAATGAAGATAATAATTTAGGAGCTATAGCAACATTAGCTCATGAATGGGTTCATCTGTATGATAGGCAACGATTAGGATGGTTTTTCAATTTTCTTTATCTATTTCCTCAGTGTTTGTTTGTTCTTGGCCTGTTGGGAATTTGGAATCCTTGGTTTTATTTTTTCTTCTTATTCATCTTACCTTTTCCATCTCCGGGAAGAGCATGGGCTGAATTTCGCGGATATAGAATGACTATTGCAGCATACTATTGGATGACCGGCATGAGAATCGATGTAAAGTCTGTTGTTGATCATTTTGTTAATTCAAATTATTATTTTATGTGGCCATTTAGAGGCTGGTTGATGAGAAAGTTTCAAAAAGAATGTGTAAAAATACAAAATGATGTATTGACTGCCGAACTAACCATTGTGAAGAACATACTGCGTAATTAATAAAAACTCAGAGCAAAAACGTTTGAAAACATCTAGTTACTTATGGTAGACTAATAGTGGAGAGGTGTGATCAAATGAAAAAACCGAAATTTCCTAGTCCAAGTTCTTCTTTAGTTGATGGTGGGTACGAATCAAGCGAATATACAAATACTCACAAAATATTGGCAAACAGCATGTTCATGAAAGCCGCGGATGTCTCTTGCGAGAGGGAAAGAGCTTATATGAGTAGTGATGAGCTATATTATCTCGCCAATTCTTTGACCGGTCTAAAGAGCGAAAAATACCAAAGAGCACTAATAGATATGATCCACTTACAGTGTGACGAAGATTCAGTTTATAGATTTATGCAATTTTTGTCGGATGACTTCAAGGAGAGTGTAATGTATTCTTGTTAGGGAGGATGCTTTGTGGACCTCTACATAAAAGTTACTTGTACTGTATGCAAGGGAACGGAAGCAACATGGTATGGCAATCACTGCCCGTATTGTAGCGTTGGAAAAATGTATGTCGCAGTTACAAAACAAAATTTGCTAAATTATATTTTAGAATTTGAAAAGGAAGATAAATATAAAATATTTAAAACCCTAAAGGAAGATATAGAAAATGAAAATTGACGAACAAACAGAACCATATCAAAAAGAAGTTCGTAAAAAACACAAAAAAATGAAAATAAAACTCATTGGAAAAGGTGGTAATAAGTATTCCAAAGGGCCATATAGCGAAAAGCCAGACTACGAAAGGTCAAAAAGCGCTCCGCCATCGGGAAAAAGAGACGAAATTCAAGAACTCAACGAAGCAATTCATGCATTTTTTGGTTATGATCAATTCAATCTCAAAGATGAACTAAATCAGAAGTTTTGGAAAAATCCCGAAAAACTTGACTCACGAGTGAGGCAAATACTTGTAAAAATAGGGAAAGACTTTTTCAAAACTTTGGAGGTGGATGCAGAGCTTATCGATATCACTTTTACTGGCTCTTTAGCAAATTATAATTATGCTGATGAATCTGATATTGATCTTCACATATTGTTGGATTTTAAAAAAATAGATCATAGATTTACTTTTCTTAAAGATTATTTCACTTCAAAGAAAAATGATTGGAATAGAAAACATGATATTAAAATAAAAGGTTTTGAAGTTGAAGTCTATGCACAAGACGTTAATGAGCCTCATGCTTCTACCGGTGTTTATTCTCTTCTCTATGATCGCTGGGCTACAAAGCCAACAAAGAAAAAAATCAAAGTTGACTCTGCGGCTGTTTATAAAAAAGCCGCTGCCATCGGAAATGCAATAAATGATGTTCATGCTCTTTTTTCAATAGGCAATTATGAGCAGGCACACGCAGATGCTGAAAGGTTGATGGAAAAAATAAAAAAGTTCAGAAGGTGTGGGCTGGAAACCGGGGGGGAATTTTCCTCGGAGAATTTAGCGTTCAAATCCCTGAGAAGAAGTGGGTATTTGGAAAAATTATCTAAGATAAAAACAAACGCATATGATGAAATGATGTCCATTGCCGCTAAAAGAGATACTAGGTAAATGAAATGTTATTTTCAAAAAAAATCATAAAAGCATTTATTTATGGAATCTTGTTTTTTAATTTGGTTGATATATTTGTGTCAATCGGTGTCATAAAAAATGGTTTATATAAAGAAAACAATCCTTTTATGAATATTTTTATGAAAATGGATGGAATTATGCCTTTTATTCTTGTCAAAAGTATTCTAATTTGTTCCGGGTGTTATTTTATTTATAGATATAAGGATGTTCTCATGGCACAAATTGGGGCTTATCTTTGTTTTAGTTTTTATTGGGCATTAATTGTTCATTTTTATTATTTTTTGTGGTATAAATAACTAATTATATGCTCAAACTTTACCTTACAAGGAGGAATATGATGAAACTTAGCAAAGATAGGCTTAAAGAAATTATCATAGAAGAAATAAATAAACTGGATGTAAATGAAGCGCAGGATAAAGATAAAAGTTCTGTCAAACAACTAAAGGGCCACCGGGCATGGGATTTTTTCTTCGACCGGATGAAAAAGTTTAAAGTTGATGATGTTATAGAAATCACACAGGCTATAAGCGCTATTATGCAAGAATTGGGAATGGGTTTGGAAGATTTTCAAAAAGCAATTCCTTTGATCAAAAGAGATCTCAAAGGTGATGCGGCAGAAACTGAAGCTCCTCCAGAGGAAGAATCTTCAAAAGTACAAGTCGGAGAACCTGACGACCTATAGTGGGGGAAATAATCAAATGCCTTTTTTTATTATTGATGAATCTGAACGAGATAATTCAAGAACTATGGAATTGTTGGATGACTTTTATCCTTTTGCGAAACAAAGGATGAAGTTTGATAAAGATGCAACAATTAGATTTGTTTCGGATAGAGAAAATGCAAAAAAAGAGTTAGGGAGAACAGCATATTATGATCCCGATAATCACCGAGTGACCGTATATGTTGATAATAGGCATCCCAAAGACATTCTCCGTTCAGTTTCCCATGAGTTGGTCCATCATGCACAAAATTGCAGGGGAGAGTTTGACGAAAATTCTATTACCTTTGAGGGTTATGCTCAAGAAAATCCACATCTTCGAAAAATGGAAATGGAAGCTTATTTAATGGGAAGTGGAATGCATTTTAGAGATTGGGAAGATTCTTATAAGTTAGGAGAAAAAATTATGAAAGAGTGGAAACAAGATAAAAAGGAGAAAAAAGTTTTGAAAGAAGCAAAAAAAGAAAAAGGTATTAAGCACGACTGTGCATCTCATGTAAAAGAAAATACCACCGGAAGAGAAGGTGTTGTAATTTCCCATAGTCTATTGGAAGATGGAACAGTTAATTTTTATACAGTTGATTTCGGAGATGAGGTTGTGGAAGATATAAATGTTTCCGAACTCACCGTTTTAGAGATGCGCGAACACATGCATCAAAAAAGAGATGAGCCAAAACCGGATTATTTAGATTTAGATAAAGATGGCGATAAAGAAGAATCCATGTCTAAAGCCGCAAAAGATAAAAAAGTAAAAAAAGAAGGTAAATCTATTGCCGAAAGAAAAAAAGAAGCAAGAGAAAATACTTTTATAAAACTGATGGAGAAGTGGACTAGATGAGTATTGCTGTTCAAAAAAATAAAATTCGAGGTGATTTCATAATTGAAAATTTCACAATTGGAGAATTGACTTTTCAAAAGAAGAGAAAAACAGAGGGAGGGGCAGGAGATATAACAATTGATCAAATTCCTTTCTCCCTAGGAGTGGGGACCGGCCATAGAGCCAGAGGAATACCTTATGTTATTTCAATTTCCAATCCGGATATGATATTTCCCTATCCAATAACACACAGTCAAGTAGATTAAGGAGAAAAAAATGGGTAAAGCATGGAAAAGGCTGACTTACAGAAGAAAAGTGGAAGAAAGAAAAAAACAACAAGAAGAAATTGTAGATTTTGGAGAAATTATCACTGAAACAAAAACCCCTTCTGTTATTTCGGAAACCACTAAAATAAAAGCTGAGAAGCCAAAAAAAATTGTGAAAAAGAAAAAGCCAACTAAAGCCAAGAAAAAATCTAAAAAAACAACAAAGGTCAAAAAAAATGATTGACTTAAACAAAATAACAAAAAATTTTCTAATGAAAGAGTGGAAAGAAAATCCGACATTATCCGGATATATCCAGTCTGTTCATGAACTTCTTTCTTCTTTGAGGCCAAAAACTCTCAAAGAACAAAATAGGGTTTCTGTTGCTAGGCAACAAATAAAGGAAATTAAAAAACTGACAAAAAAACTTGAAGAACGTGTAAGAATTTTAGAAGAACAAATTCAAGTTTTAGAAGAAGGTAATAATACAAAAAATGAAGAAAAAACTTCTAACTGAAGGCGGTGCGGCTGGGCATATGTCCCATCCCTTTGATCTGAAATCCGTCAGAAACGGAAAAGATCTTATTGGTTTTTTTATGCTTGCGCAGGACTCTTTAGAAGAAAGCCCAGCAAGTGTGAAAATTGATGGCGTGAACGTAAGTTTTAAAGTAATCGGAGACGAACAAAGTAAACAGTTTGCAGTTGATAGGGGAAGTTTAAAAGCAATTGACCAAGCCGGCGTTACTGTTTCAAATGTTAGAGAAAGATTTCCGAAGAATCCCGGCACAGGGCAAGAGCACGGGATGGTAAAATCGGTTACAAAACTTTTAACAATATTGAATCGCTCTCTTCCTAATATTGAAGAGGAACTAAAAGAGTTAGGACTTTATGATGATCCTACAAAATTTATCAACGCTGAATATGTTTCTGAAACCACAAACGTTACAAAATACGAAGATAATTTTTTAGCTTTTCATGGCATAAATCAGTTTTATGAAAGAAAAGATCGAAAAGGAAATGTTGTAAGACAGGGCGAAAGTAGGCCGGAAAAATCAAAAGCGGTGAGTTATGAAGTGAAATATGATCAGTCAAAAATGCAGGAAATGATTGATAAAATAATGCCTGTTGCTGAAAAATATGGTTTTAAAATATATGGAAGCATTCCAACTGAATTCAAACAAAAGCCAAAATTTGATTCTGTTTTGTCGGAAACTTTTTCAGTTACGATTTCAGAAGAAAATATAGAAGAAAAATCGTTGAAACAATGGCTAATTCAAGCTGATAATCCCGCCGGAGAAAAAATTAAGGTTGGAGAGCGAAAAGGCGTTGGAGCAGTTAGTAAAGAAGTTTATCTTTTGGTTCTCAATGGAACACCTTTAGAACCCTTGATTGAAGATGAAAAAGAAAGAAAAAAAGCCATTGATGGTGCAATAATGTATCATGCGACTCGTGAAATGGGAAATATAATTTTAGATTCTTTGACCAGTGTTGCCGGCGAAATGAGAGATCATGAGGGGATTGTTCTGCGAGATGAGAAAAGATTTGGAACAAAAAATCCTATAAAAATAACGGGTGATTTTATTATTGGAGGCATGCAATCTTCATTTCAACAAGCAAATGAAGAATTGAAAGATGATTCTAAATATATTATTCTTATTCCCGGAGGTTTCAAACCTCCAACTGCTGGCCACTATGAATTGATGATGGAATATGCAAACAGTCCGCAAGTTGAAAAAGTAATTGTATTTATTGGAGATAGTCCTCGTGGAAGGTTTACGTTGGACGATTCTTTACAAGTTTTTGAAATTTATGGAATTTCTCAACACCCTAAAATTGAAATTAAAACAGTGTCTGGAAGTCCGGCAAAGTCTGTTTATGAGTTTATTGAAAAAGGTGGAGAAGCTGGTCAATATGAAAATGTAAAATTTGCGATGGGAGCTAGTTCTAAACCTGATAAATCAAAAGAAGAAATTACTGATGCCGCAAGGGTCAATGAATTTAAAAGATGGGCTGATGCCAATAAACAAAAATTAGAAATTGACCCGGAAAAAGTCGATGTACCTCCTTTCGTTGCCAAAGTCGCAGTTGGAAAAGGAGGAATGGACTTGAGTGCTTCGTCTTTCCGACAGGCCATAGAAAACGAAGACGAAGCAGGAATAGATGATCATATTCCTAGATTTATTGTTGGCGAAAAAGGGGAAAATACTGGTCCTGATAATATTTATAATAAAGTAATGGCCATATTGAGACCAGAATCTTTAGAGGAAACATCTGTTATGGGTTCCGGAGCTGTGGCTATTGGACCAGTCAAAAGGGCAAAACCTAAAAGAGATAAAAAGTTGAAGAAACTTAAATATGAAAAAATTGATCGGAGTGAATTTATTATGGATCTTATTCAAGAAGAAAAGCTTAGAAAACTTATAAGAAAAACTATCGTAAATATACGAGAACAACAAGAAGCAGAAGCTAAACTTCGAGGTGTAATAAGAAAATTAATCTCAGAACAAGAAGAAGTTGGCGGAAGCTCTTTCACCGGAATCAATGAATTAGGTGATCTTCTCAAACAAATTATGCCAAAAATTGAAATTCATTATAAAAAAATGAAAACAAGCAAAGGCCAAAGAGATTCTTTTCGCAAACATTTGGTTGTAAATTTGAAAAATCTCTTAAATGTACCTATCGCAATCGCAGATATTGCAGATCAATATGAAAAAATAAAAGCCGACAGAACAGAAGACACCGAACCTCTGGCTTTAGAAGAAGATCTTCAAATAGATTTGACAGATCAGCCTGAAGAAGAAGAGGCTGCTATATTCGATTTGAAAGGTGATGAAGAAGCGGCTGAAATAGAGCAAGAGTTGGAAAAAGAAGCAGAAGACGAAGTTGATTCTCTTCCCGGAGAAGACAAAACAGGAGCTGCTTTTGCGGCTGATGCCGTCAACGAAATTGACACTCAAGTTATAAATTCTTTCAACAGGGTAAAGGCCAATCCAGTAGATAGAGAATTATTTGTCCGTTATTTATTGATCAACGCTCTCTTGAATATGGATAATTATGAAGCTGAAATTGGAGAGGCTCCGGAAACGGATGTTCCCGGATATGAGCAAGAAAAATCTGAAATCGAGGCTGAATTGAGATAAAATGTCTTGGAAAAGAAAAAGAAAAATATCTGGTAAAAACCGGTATTATTCCATATCTAAAAAACTTCGAAAAGAAAAGAAATCCAACGAAAATTTCGAAGTCATGTTTAATAATCTTTCCTTAGAAGAAGTCATAGCACTTAAACTCGAACTTGCATCAAAGTCAATTGGAGGAAATCTATATGGTCTTCCTATATGGAGATCCTTAAAATATGTTGTTGAAGATGCAGTTCTAAAATATGCTCTTTCTGCCGCTAGGACAAAAAAAGAAGTTGCTAGATTTTTGGGTCTAAGAGAAACTGAAATGAGAAAAATAAATTGGATTTATAATCCGGATTCTTATTTCGAAGAAAATGAATAGGCTTGCAATGATGAAGGGATTTTTTTTGTTTGTATAATGTAAACCTCAACTCCTCCAACGAGTTTGTGAAGGGAGGAGAGCATGGCTGTTAAGCTAGAAACCAGCCCATTGCAAGCCTATTTATCAATATTGTGGGAGATGTAATTAGCTTGTTTTTATTTTTATTTTGTTTTTTTTATTATGTCTGTATTCTTGCTATCTTATTCTTATCTTATAATAAACCAGAACAAGGCATAGAGAAATATGAAAACTCCTCTAGCCATGTAATGAAAGATATTATAAATAAATATTATTTTTATTAATCCCTTTGCGGAATATAATATTCTGAATTGTCTTTGTGCGGATCCGGGTTGATACAAAAGCCAAATCCAAACTTTTTCAAATGTTTATTTACAAAATCATTTAGTTGTTTCCATGTGGGAGATATGGAAATATGGTGAAATCGTCGACTAACAGCCGAAACCATTCCAACTATATAACCATCTGAATTCAAAATTGGAGAACCTGAAGAACCTCCGGCTACTGGAATTCCTGTAATTGCCATAGGGAGTCCGCCAAAACTTCTATCTACCATTATCCCCAAATACCTTCCTTCATACATACCAACTAGGTCTTTTCCAAATAATCCCGTTGGAGCTGCGACATTATAAAGTTTTTCTCCGAGTTTTGGCTCGGTAGAGGAAATGTGAAGCATTGGAATATTAACTTTATCTATAGAAACGATTGCCAAATCAGATTTTTTATCCGACTTTATTATCTTTTTAAGTTTATATTTTCTCCCGGTTATATCTTGAAATGTGTAAGTGGACACAATTTTCAATTTTCCTTGACTTTCCAGCATTATTCTTTTGAAATTGCTAATCGGCTCCATCCATATCATGTGTGCGGCTGTCAATATATAACTACTTTTATTTGAATGATAAATTACAGAAGCGCTTCCAGTCATCCGACCTTGGTGGACAATAGAGCATTTATTTGTTTTGCATTGAAAAAAAGTTGATTTTTTTTCAACAAATAAAAAAGAATTTCGTGGAAACACCGTTCGAATTTGTGGCGCAAGAGAAAAGCACCCGCTGAAAATAATAGCGGAAAAAAGGAATAATGACAATAGTACAAATTTTTTCATAATTTTACCTCCTAGTTCTAATTACAAAGTTCACCTCCTTTAGGCATGTTCCCGCCACCTAATAATAACTAGTGATATAATGAGTCTTTCGCAGGTATGAACTATTTATTTATACATTTGTCATAAAGAAAAAGGACAATAACAACATGGCAAAAAAAACTTATATCCTTGATACCTCTGTTTATCTCACCGAGGCAGATGCTATCAGAAACTTTGGAAAAGACGATATAGTAATTCCTTTAAAAGTTTTAGAAGAGATTGATAAGCACAAAACAAGACAAGATGGCGTTGGTGCTCAAGCTAGAAAAATTATTCGTATTTTAGATGAACTTCGAGGCCAAGGAAATCTTCAAAAAGGTGTGCGATTAGCGAAGGGAAAAGGTTTAGTTCTCACCAAAACTTATAATCCTGAGTATCTTCCGGAGGGTTTTGACGAAAGAAGCCCTGATAATCAGATAATATGTGTTGCTTTGACAGAAAAAAGAGAAAAACCAAAAAGAAAAGTTATATTAGTATCTCGTGATATAAACATGCGAGTAAAATGCGACGCGATAGGGATACAGGCAGAAGATTATCTAGCTAGTAAAATCGTCAGCGACACAACTCAGCTTTATACTGGTTTTCGAAAACATTTGGTTGATGATCAAGTTATCGATCATTTTTACAATAACGAAGATGTTTTTATTGAGAAAAAATATGAAAATTTTTATCATAATCAGTTCATTATGCTTGTTTCTAACGCAAATGATAAGAAGACATCATTATGCAGATTTAAAGGGCATGCAGTACCCTTAGAACGAATATACGACGGCAAAGAAAAGGAATGGGTTGTCAATCCTCGAAATAAAGAACAAAGTTTTGCTATGGATCTTCTTTTAGATGAAAGTGTCCCTATTGTAACACTAATAGGAAGAGCGGGAAGCGGAAAAACTCTTTGTGCGATATCGGCGGGACTGCAACAAGTGTTGGATGAAAGAAGATATAAGAGACTAATAGTATCTAGACCCGTGCAACCCATGGGGCGAGATATTGGATATCTTCCGGGTACAATGGAAGAAAAAATGAGGCCTTGGCTTGCACCAATTAGAGATAATTTACAATTTCTCATGGGCGGTGATAAATTTATGATGGAAGAATACATGACTAATGGAACAGTTGAAATAGAGGCTATAACTTATATAAGAGGAAGATCTATTTCTGATGCTTATATGATAATTGACGAAGCTCAGAACTTGAGCCGACATGAACTGAAAACAATTATAACTAGGGTTGGAGATAATACTAAAATTATATTAACAGGAGATATTGAACAAATTGATAATGCATATGTTGATGAAACTTCAAATGGACTAACTTACGCAATAGAAAAATTTAAAGACTCCCAAATAGCAGGTCATATAACTCTAAAAAGAGGCGAAAGAAGTAAAGTTGCAACTCTTGCTGCAAATATATTGTAAATTAGTTCTTTACTTTTTTACGATACTATGCTATACTCTTTAAAGCAAGCTTTATAAAGGAGATTTTAATGGCTAAAAAGAAGAAAGAAAAAGAAGAAAAAATTATTAATGAAAAAGATCTTGATCTTGAAAATCCTGAATTGGAAAATAATGTTGCAATAGATACTCCAGTAAAACAATTTTTAGTAAATTATACAGGAGAGCAACATACACCTGAAGATGATCATGTAACTGTTGGAATGATTGTTGAAACTGTGGCAAAGGAATTCCCAGAATTCTTAATGGCAGTTGCTGAAGAGAATTGGATTAGAGGATACCATCAGGCAATGCATGATGTTGAAGAAGGGGAGAAAATTTTGAAGAATGAAAAGGATGATAATTGAATATATTAAAAAGAAAACAAGAAATACCAAAAAATATTCTATTCATGGTTTCCTAAAAGTTTATGTCTTACAACCTCTTCCTGAGAATGTTGAACTTTCCTATGTTATAGATAAAATACAAAACAACATACCAAAGAATTTTTTCTACAATATTGACGGAATATATATTACTAATATTCCAGAATTTGAAGAGAGAGAAATCAATGCCCTACATAAAGACGGTGTTATATATATTACACCAGAACAAGATGATAATGAAGATTTGATTGATGATATTGTTCACGAAGTCGGACACGCGGTAGAAAAATATTACGAAAAAGAAATATATTCAGAAAGATCTATAGAAAAAGAATTCTTAGGAAAAAGAATGCGCCTATATGATCTTTTGAAAGCAGATGATCAAAATCCTGACATACTTCTGTTCAAAGACATTTATTTTTCCAGAGAAATGGATGATTATTTTTACAAAAACGTTGGGTATGATAGGTTATCGGCTCATACGATGGGCTTGTTTACTAGCCCTTACGCTCCCACATCTTTGAGCGAATATTTTGCAGAAGGATTTGAAGAATATTTTATTGGAGATAGAAAATATATAAAAAATATAAGTCCACTTCTTTATAAAAAAATAAAAATGTTGCATGATTTAGATAGCTTGGAGGATTGATTGTATGGATTTTGAAGTAAAAGTCGATAAAATAAAGGGAATAGTTGAGGTTATAGTTGAATTGTCGCCTAGGCGTTTAGCCAAACAGCCAAAAGTACAATTCTCAGAGAGGGATGTAAGAAAAAGACTAGTAAAAGAAAATCCTAAATTAAAGGTTGGAGAATTGATTTCTGGCAAAAATACAAAGGTAAATAATTATAATTCACTTTCCGGAAAGTGGGTTTACAAGCTATTAGTTGATAAGCCAAAGCCTGTTGTTCCTCGAAAAGTAAAAAAACAAACACCCTCTAAATACCAAAAAAAATAAAGAAAGGAGGCGTAATGCCTCACATATCATTTTCGGCACTGAAAGTATGGAACGAGTGCCCCTACAAACACAAGCTCACTTATATAGATAAAATAGAAGAGTTCAGAGGAAATGCTTACACAGCGTTCGGATCTGCTATTCATGAGGTGTGCGAAAAAATTCTTCTTAAAGAATATGATCATAGTAAAGCTCCAGAGAAATTCAGAAAAGCATTTATAAGCGAACTCAATTCTCTGCCTCAAGAAATAAAGGTAAATTTGGATGAAAATTTGCTAAAACAAATGCTTGAACAAGGTTTGAAATTGGCTCCATTGGCAATCCCATATCTTGAAAAACATTTTGGAAAATTTGAAATAATATCCTCAGAAGAACAATTATATGAACCAATTACAGAATATTCTGACGAGGATTATGATTTCAAAGGGTTTATTGACTTGGTGATTAGAACTGAAGACGATAAATATCACATTGTCGATTGGAAAACTTGTTCTTGGGGTTGGGATATGAGAAGAAAATCCGAACCTATGACAACTTATCAGCTAACTCTTTATAAACATTATTATGCCCAAAAACATGATATCAATCCAAAAGATGTCGAAACTCACTTTGCTTTATTGAAAAGGACTGCAAAAAAAGATCAAGTTGAAATATTCAGAGTAACGTCTGGTCAGAAAAAAAGTAAAAATGCGCTTAATTTATTAAACAAAGCGTTGTATAATATTGATAAGAATATTTTTATAAAGAATCGACTTTCCTGTAGAAATTGTGGATTCTACAAAACCATACATTGTAAATAAGGGGAAAAAAATTGGATAAAAAAATAAAAGTGCTTACCATTAGTGATCACCCTTTGAGTCCGTCAGGTGTCGGATCGCAAACCAGATATGTGATAGAAGCGTTGTTGAAAACTGAAAAATTTAAGTTTATTTGTCTGGGCGGAGCAATGAAACATAGTGATTATCGCCCAATGCAGACGGAAGAATGGAAGGACGAATGGATTATTTATCCAGTCGATGGATATGGCACTGAAGAAGTTGTAAGATCTGTTTTAAGAACAGAAAGACCAGATATTCTTTGGTTTATGACGGATCCGCGTTTTTATGAATGGTTATGGGGCATGGAGCATGAGATCAGAACTTTAGTTCCCATGGTTTATTATCACGTATGGGACAATTACCCGCTTCCAAAATTCAATAATAAGTTTTACAGATCAAACGATTTCATCGCGGCAATTTCGAAAGTTACACATGACATTGTACAGAAAGTTTCACCTGATGTTGATAGCGAATATGTGCCACATAGTGTCAATACTGATATTTTCAAAAAATTAGACAATATAGATGAACTTAGAGAGCAACTTCTAGGAGAGGAAAATGAAAATAAATTTTTTGTCTTTTGGAATAATAGAAATGCTCGTCGCAAAATGACCGGATCGGTTCTTTGGTGGTATAAAGAGTTTCTTGATAATATAGGCAAAGACAATGCAATAATGGTTATGCACACAGATCCTACCGATGTTCACGGTCAAGATCTTGCAATGCTTATCGATACTTTGGAATTGGACAAGTCTCAAATTCGAATTTCTTCGCAAAAAGTACCACCAGAAGCGTTGGCAACTGTATATAATGCCGCGGACGTAACCGTCAATATTTCAGATGCTGAAGGTTTTGGCTTGGCGACTTTGGAGTCTTTATCCTGCGAGACTCCTATTATTGTCAACATGACCGGCGGCTTGCAAGAACAGGTTACAGATGGTGAAAAATATTTCGGTGTAGGTATTGAACCATCGTCAAAGGCTGTGATTGGATCTCAGCAAGTTCCTTATATATATGAAGATAGAGTTTCTAAAGAAGATTTTGTAAAAGCCCTTGAACTCATGTACAATCTCTGGAAAGATAAGCCTGAAGAATATGAAAATTTGGGAAAAATGGGTCGAGAACATGTAGAGAAAAATTATAATTTTGAAACATTCAACAAACAGTGGACGGATATTATGTTAAAAGTCCACGAAAAACATGGTTCATGGCAGACGAGAAAAAATTATAAATCATGGGAATTATTAGAGGTTAAATAATAATGAGAACAAAAGTATTTGTAAGAGGTCCGGTCTTGAGCAGGTCCGGCTACGGAGAGCATGCTCGTTTTATTCTCAGGTCGTTGAGATCTCAGCATGAAAAGTTTGATATATATGTACAGAATATAAACTGGGGTCAAACTGGATGGATTTTCGATGACAACGAAGAAAGGGAGTGGATCGATAGAAAAATTGAAAAAACGTCCACTCTAATAGCTCAAAATAAGAAGCCGGCATATGATATGTCTATTCAAGTTACTATTCCCCAAGAATTTGAAAATCTTGCTCGCGTAAATATTGGAGCTACTGCCGGCACAGAAACAACTAGAATATCCCCCCAATGGATTGAAAAATCAAACAACATGAACAAAATTATTTTTGTTTCAAACCATGCGAAAAGTGCATTTAAAAATTCGTCCTATTCAGGCCAAAATGCTGAAACTGGTCAAATTGTCAAAGATTTTAGATGCACTATACCTATGGACGTTGTAAATTATCCTGTTAGAATAGTGGAGCCATCTGATGCGGAATATAATTTTGATTATGATTTCAATTTTCTAATCATGGCACAATATTCGCCGCGAAAAAATCTAGAAAAAACTATTGAATGGTTAGTCGAAGAATTCTATGATAGGGAAGTAGGAATCATTTTAAAAATGAACCTAAAAAATGATTCCATTATTGATAGACACCATTCTTACGAAAAACTAAAGCAACATGTAGTTACAAAATATCCAGACATGAAATGTAAATTATATCTTCTTCATGGAACTTTGTCAGAAGGTGATATGTCGGCTCTTTTTCAACATCCCAAAGTCAAGGCAATGGTAAATATTGCCCACGGTGAGGGATTTGGCCTTCCTATATTTGAGGCAGCATATTATGGCTTACCTGTTATTTGCCCGGAATGGGGAGGTCAACTAGATTTTTTACATGTTCCTGTGAAAAACAAAAAAGGGAAAACAAAAAATAAAGCTTACTTTGCCAAGGTTGATTATGATATCAAGCCAATTCAAAAAGAAGCTGTTTGGGAACCAGTACTGACCAAGGACTCTAGCTGGTGTTATCCAAAACAGGGAAGTTTTAAGATGAAGTGCAGGGAGGTAGTCCGCGATTATAAAAAATATAAGAAAATGGCCGAAACCTTGAGAAAGCATATTTTGAAAAACTTCAAAGAAGAAGATATGTATGAAAAATTTGTTTCTTGTATTGAGGAGTTTATAATCCCAAGCGCATCACAAGAAGAAGTTGATAATCTTTTCGCAGAACTAGTCGAAAGTGCAAGATGATAATATTTTGTTCAGATATTTTTAGAGAATTTTATGCCGGCGGTGCGGAGTTAACAACCGATGCAATTATAGAAGATTCTTTGATCCCTGTGGGGAAAATATTTTCTTCATCTGTCAACATGAAAACTCTTGAACAGAATAAGGACAAATTTTGGGTATTTAGCAATTTTAGTAATTTATCGGATAACGCTCTTTTTTATATTGCAAAAAATATAAAATATGCAACTTTGGAATATGATTATAAATATTGTGAATATAGATTGCCGGAACTGCATAAACATGTTGAGAAAAAAGATTGCGATTGTCATAATTCGACAAGGGGAAAAATTATTTCTATTTTTCTCAAGAATGCGCAAGCTACTTTTTGGATGTCTCACAAGCAAAAAAAACATTATGAGGAAATGTTTCCTTTTTTATCTAAACATAATAATATTGTTCTTAGTTCGGTGTTTTCCAGTGAGTCTTTGGAATATTTTAGAGAGTATCAAAAAAATCCCAAAAAGAAGAATGATAAATGGATTATAACTGGCAACCCATCATGGGTGAAGGGCCTCCAAGCTTCTATCAAATATGCTGAAGATAACGAATTAGATTATGAAATTGTCAATGGCATACCTTATGACGAAATGTTGGATAAGCTGGCAGAATCAAAAGGTATAATATTTTTTCCCAAAGGCAGGGATACATGCCCTAGATTTACAATTGAAGCAGCTTTGCTTGGTTGCGAAACAATACTAAATGAAAATGTACAGCACAGAGACGAAAAATGGTTTGAAAATCCAAAAACAATTTTGGAATATATGGAAAAAAGAACAGAAGTTTTCTGGAGAGAGTGTTTCAAATACGTTCCAGAAATTCCAAAAGTAGATAAATTAGACGAAAATACGCATTTTAAGATTGTGGTTCCTTTCTACAATGCTGAAAGGTGGATTGAAAAGTGTATTAATAGTGTAAAAATGCAAAATTATGACAATTTTACGTGTTATTTGGTCGACGATATATCTACCGACAACACTGTGGAATTAGCCAAAAAAATAATCAAAGACGATAAAAGATTTAGAATAATTGAAAATAAAGAAAAAAAATATGCTTTAGGAAATATTCATGACACAGTTGAACACTCTGAAGCGAAGGATGATGATGTTATTATTCTTTTGGATGGGGATGATTGGCTGTCATGTTATGATGTTCTCCCTAAGTTGAACGAAGTTTATCAAACAAATGATTGTACAATGACTTATGGCAGCTATTTCATGCACCCGTTTGGTGTGCGAGGTGTTGAGCCATCAGAATATCCCAAAGAAGTTATAGAATCTAACGGATATAGGGAAGATAAGTGGCGAGCTTCTCACCTGAGAACGTTCAAATACTTATTGTGGAAAAACTTGGATAAAAATGATTTGAAATATGAGAATGGTGAATTTTTCAAAATGACGTATGATCAGGCAATCATGCTTCCGTTGCTTGAAATGTCTGGAGAGAAAGCAAAATATATAGATCATATTATGCACGTATATAATAAGGAAAATCCGTTGAATATTGACAAGAACAAAGCAGAAGAACAACACAACTTAGCTTTGAAAATAAGAAATAAGAAAAAATATAAAAGAATATGAACATCCATTTTGAGAACGTTGACATCAATAGTCATAGTGGGCCAAATTCTTTTGCTTCAAAACTTGTAAAGTATATGAAACAAAGGGGGCACTCTTTTGATCCTTCTTTACCAGCCGATGTCGATCTTTGTTTTATAGAATCTTTCAAAGCAAAGCATAACAATCCAATGGTGTTGAGGCTGGACGGAATTTATTTCAATACAATGCAGGATTATAATTTTCAAAATAGAAATATACGCCTTAGCTATGAGAGAGCCGACGGCGTTATTATTCAATCTGAATTTGACAAGAAATTGATATTTGAGTATTTTGGAGAGCACAGAAACGCAACAGTTATTCGAAACGGCGCAGATACCGAATTCATTAAAAGAATCCAGCCAGCTCTAAATACAAGGTTTGATAAGATTTGGTCTTGCGCTTCATACTGGCGACCTCATAAAAGATTAGATGAGAATATAAAATATTTTCTAGAGCATTCCGGAAAAAATGATTGTCTTTTTGTTGCCGGCACCATACCACCAGAACATGAAAGGTTTGAGGACGGAAGAATTTTATACACTGGCGAGCTAGATTTAGAACATTTATTGAAACTATATAAAACATCAGACTATTTTGTTCACTTGGCATGGCTAGATCATTGTCCAAATGTTGTTGTTGATGCAAAAGCAGCCGGCTGTAAGATTATTTGTTCTTCTGCTGGAGGAACATCAGAAATAGCTGGAAATGGTGACATCATAATACAAGAGGAAGAGTGGAATTTTGAACCGGTTGAGCTTTATAATCCTCCAAAATTAGATTTTTCCAAAAAAATAATAAAAAAAGAAAACACAGATGTATGTATGAAATTTGTTTCTGAAAAGTATGAAAAATTCTTAGAAGAAACTAAGAGATAAAAATGAAAAAAATTTATATTTTAGATGGTAATGAAAATTGGATTTGTGATAGATTCACAAGAGAGTGGCGCACAAACAATCCGGAACTTTGTGCCAAAAATCCCATGGAAGCCGATATTCTCTGGCTTCTAGCAGAATGGAAGTGGGATTCTATTCCTCCAAGCATTTTAGATGAGAAAAAAGTAGTTGTTACCATTCATCACATCGTCCCGGAAAAGTTTCACAAAGAAAAGGCTTTTGGGTTTTCTTTTCGAGATAAGTTTGTTGATTTATATCACGTCCCTTGTTATAAGACTATGATGGCTCTTAGGCCTTTGACTTCAAAACCAATAGAGATAGCACCTTTTTGGGTAAATTCAGATATTTTCTTCGAGATTGAAAATAAACAAACTCTGAGAGAAAAATATAATATTGCTGTTGACAAATTTGTTATAGGTTCTTTTCAAAGAGATACAGAAGGGCATGATCTCAAGAGCCCAAAGCTTGAAAAAGGCCCGGATATATTTTGTGATGTAGTTGAACATCTTCACTCTAAAAATAAAAATATTCAAGTTTTGTTGGCCGGTTGGAGGAGGCAATATGTTATTAATCGCCTAGAGACTGCCGGAATCAAATATTATTATTATGAATTTTGTGATTTTGAAACGTTAAATGAGTTATATAATTGTTTAGATTTATATATTGTATCTTCTAGATGTGAAGGCGGACCTCAAGCAATCGTAGAATGCGGAATAACAAAAACGCCGATTATCTCAACAGATGTGGGATTAGCTAGTCGTTTTTTACCCCATGAAAGTATAGCAGATAGCGATAAATTGTTATTTGCAGAACCAAATGTTGAACAAACTTATAAAAATGTGGTAGAATATGAAATAGGCAAGTACATGAAAAAATTTAACAATCTAATCATAAACAGTGAGAAATTATTATGAAAATAGCAGGGGTATATTCAGGTCACGATTGTTCTTTTTATATTTCGGAAAACGGAAAACCGATTGTGCATGCGGAATATGAAAGGTATATCAGAGAAAAAGAACCAGAAGGCGATTCAATAGGGTTTATGTTCGAGGAATATAATCAGTGTGATGATATCAAGCATGTTGCTCTTTGTCATCCGGTTTCAAAAACTGCTGGATATAAAGAATCTTATGAAAAACTTAAAAACATCGTAAAGAAGAATGACGGAGAAATATATTCCGTTGGACATCACCAAGCACACGCAGCAAATGCATTTTTTTCTAGCAATTTTGAAGATGCTCTTATTATAACAATCGATGGTGGAGGGTATGAAGATAACAACTTTGTATCTGCCTGTACGGCATGGAAAGGCAAAGGGAACAAAGTTGAGCCGCTCCATCTCTTTCCTTTGGAAAAAATAAATATTGGCGGAATATGGACCAGAGTTACAAGATATATTTTTAAATTATCTTCTGGGTGGCCAAGAGGACATTCTGCTGGGACTGTGATGGCCATGGCAGCTTTGGGCAACTCGGAGAGATTTTTAGATGATTTTTATAAGATGTTGACAACAGACTTGGCAATGGCCTCCGCGCGTCCGCACAACCAGCCAAAAGGGGTTTATGATGGAAACGATCCTGAACATCCTTATTTGAAGAAGTGGGCTAAACTAGCAGATGAAAGTGAAGAGAATAAATTTGATATTGCGGCCGCTTTGCAGAAAGCAACAGAGAAATATCTCAAAGGATTGATAGGGGAGATACTTCAGAAAAATCCAAGCAAGAATCTTTGTCTTTCTGGCGGTGTCGCTCTAAATTCAGTCGCAGTGGGTAAATTTAGAAAATGGTTTCCAGATTTGGAGGGCATTTATGTTACACCAACACCACATGATGGTGGGTTGCCAATTGGGGCTGCTCAATATGTGTGGCATCAAATATTAGACAATCCGAGAATCAAGTGGGAAGATAATTATACTCCTTATCTGGGATATGTTTATGAAAATGTTGAAGAGACTTTGAAAAATTACTTTGACAAGGTGGAGTGGCGAAAAGCTTCTGACGATCAGGTGGTAGATCTTTTGTCGGAAGAAAATATAATCGCAGTATTTGGAGGAGGCTCAGAGTCTGGAAGAAGGGCTTTGGGGAATAGAAGCATCCTTGCAGATCCTCGTAGTCCGAATATGAAAGATTTGATCAACGAAAAGGTAAAACACAGACAGTGGTTTAGGCCATTTGCACCTTCTATTCTCCGTGAAGAGGTTTCTAAATGGTTTGAAGAAGATATTCCCAGCCCTTATATGAGTTTTGTTCTTAAATTCAAAGAAGAGGCAAGAGACAAAGTTCCGGCCGTTGTTCATTTTGATGGCTCAGCAAGACTTCAAACAGTGGCCGAAAAAGATAATAAATGGTATTATAATTTCATAAAAAAATGGCATAAAAAATCAGGTGTCCCCATTGTTCTCAACACCAGTTTCAATGATCGAGAACCTATATGCGAAACAGCCCAACACGCAGTGAACTGTTTTCTAAAGACTGATATTGATTATTTATATTTTTATGATGAAAATTTATTGGTTAGCAAGAGATAGGAGAAAAAGTTTTGAAAATAGGCATTCTCGGAGTAGGGGTAGTTGGAAGCGCTGTCAAGTATGGTCTTGAAAAACTAGGCCACAATATTTGGGTACACGATCTTAGGCTTGGGACGACAATTCAAAATGTCCTAGGCACAGAGATGTGCTATATCTGTGTTCCTACACCTTCTTTAGAAACTGGACAGTGTGATACTGCTATTGTTGAAAAAGTGGTTCACGAACTAGAACAACATGGTTATGATGGCATTATTGCCATAAAATCGACTGTGGAGCCCGGAACAACCGAAAAGCTGAGAAAAGAGACCGGTAACGACAAAATTTGTTTTGTTCCGGAATTTCTTAGAGAACGTTGTGCTATATCAGACTTTATTGAAAATCACGACCTGTGTGTCATAGGAACGGAGGATATGAAAATATTTGATTTGGTGAAAAAGTCTCACGGCTCTTATCCAAAGAAAGTAGTACAATTATCTCCAACAGAAGCAGAATTTTGCAAATATTTTAGCAATGTCTACAATGCTACATTGATAACCTTTGCAAACAATTTTTCCGAAATATGTGAAAAAATGAATGTCAATTACAGCAATGTCAAGAATGCCGTTGTAAACAGGAACCATATAACGGATAGTTATCTAGATTGCAATGACAGTTTTCGGGGCTTCGGCGGCGTGTGCCTTCCCAAAGATACTAAAGCTATGGCGTTTATCTCTTCGATGCTTGAAACGGAGGGGGAGATGTTCGAATTTCTTATAAAAGAGAATAATAAATATAAAATAACAGTTCCAAAGGGGATGAGAGATGACTCCTAAAGTAACATTTGGTATTATAAATTATAATAGATTATTTTATTTGAAGAGTTGTGCTGAATCTTTGATGGAGTCTGTAGAGGATTATGATAATGTAGAATTTATCTGCATTGATGATGATAGTAGGGAAGTTGGCACCAAGGCATATCTAGCCTCTTTGCGAGAAAGAGGATGGACAGTTATTAACCAAGAAGAATATAGGATAGGCAGAAAACTAGTAACAGATGAATATAATGATACTACTCATATGAACGCTTTTGCCGATGCTTTAAATATAATTTTGAAAAAATCATCCGGCCAACTTTTTGTACCGCTTCAGGGGGACATGGAATTTGTGAGAAAAGGATGGCTTCCTGATTATGTTGAATTATTTTCAAAAAGACGCGATATTGGATGTGTTCTTTTAGACGCACAGAGAAAAGCTAGGTTGAAAAAAGCGAAGTTTGAGGAACAGATTTTTACTAAAACAAATCTTTTTGCTGTTGATGTGGATAGGAAAATATCTGGTGCGGGAGATGCAATGTATAGAACATCTTTGGTCAAAGATTTGGGGGGTTGGAACCCCTCTCCCGCTTTGACAAAATTTGGAAACAATCCAACCTCAGAGACTGATTTCATAATCAGGGCATATACAGAACACGGTGACAAAATAAAAATATATCAACCATTTAAACCTCCGGCCGTTGCGATATTGACAGATCCAAGCGGAACAAACGCTAGGATAAGGGGTGGAAAAAGATATGGAAGCTATTGGCAGGCAATGGATAATAGATATTATATATGGAGCAACACACAATGGAAAAACGACGAAAGGCCACAATCTATAGAGGAGTTGGTTGTTACAAATGGTAATTGGGAATTACCAATCGATGAAAATGGAGACATAATAAAGTTAGGAACAAAAATTGATCTGCTTGAATACGAGGAGATATAATGAGCTTTTTCAATGACAGTAAAAAAAGAAATATATTAATAACCGGCGGTGCCGGCTTTGTTGGTTATCACTTGGCAAAAACTCTTGCTGATGAAAATCATAATATCACAATAATTGACAATTTTCAAAGACCAAATGAAGATGAAATGTTTTTGCAATTAGTGTCGAAAGACAATGTTGAACATCTCAAAGTAGATATATCCAGTCATGATGTATATGATAACTTGGAGATGAACTATTATGATGTGATTTATCACTTTGCGGCACTTAATGGAACGGCTAATTTTTATAATCACCCGGAAAAAGTTGTAAAAATAGGGACATTATCTACGATATATTTGTTGGAATGGGTCGCAAAACATGAAAATAGGCCAAAAATAATATATACAAGCAGTTCAGAAACATATGCCGGCACGGCAAAACTTTTAGGGGAAAACTTTCCCTTGCCAACACCAGAAGATGTCCCCCTTACAATTGACGATGTTACAAATGTTAGGTGGAGTTATGGAGCTAGTAAACTTTTGGGCGAGGTTGCGTTTTATTGTTATGGCCAAGCGCACGAGATTACAGATTTTAACGTTGTGAGACTTCACAATATATATGGACCTAGGATGGGTTTTGAGCACGTTATCAGCCAGTTTATCGAAAGATATAGAAATGGTGAAAGACCTCTCGCTGTCTATGGCGGTTCAAATACTAGATCTTTTTGTTTTATCACTGACGTGTTGGCCGCGCTTTCAAAAATAACTAACGAAGGAATTCCGAGAGAAATTTATCACATTGGAAATGATAAAGAAGAAATAAGAATAGATGATTTGGCAAAGCTGCTTTTTGAGATAAATGAAGAAAAAATCAATATCAAGGTTCATGAGGCTCCGGAGGGAAGCGTCAACAGAAGATGTCCAAATATTGATCGGCTCAAATCTTTAGGGTACGAAAATGAAACCTCTCTAAAAAATGGACTCAAAGTAACATATGATTGGTATAACAGATGATGGAACAGTTAAAAAAAGAAATCTTTGAAAAAGTAGAAGAATATTTTGCAACAAAAACGAATGAGCCTAGTGAAAAAATAGGTGTTGCTTATCCATGTTTTGATCACAAGGAAGTCAATCAAGCTCTGGATTCTTTGCTCGATGTTTGGATTTCTCAAGGTCCAAAAGTAAAACAATTTGAAAAAGAATATGCTAAATATATCGGTACAAAATATGGAATTGGATGCAATTCGGGAAGCTCAGCAAACTTATTGGCTTTGACCTCGTTAATTCAGGCTGGACATTTGAAGCCCGGCGACGAGGTTATTGTTCCTGCTGCAACTTTTACAACCGTTATCTCTCCTTTGTTACAAACTGGTTTGGTGCCTGTATTTGTGGATGTTGAACTGGAGACATATAACAACGATCCGGCAGCAATAGAGAGGGCAATTACGGACAAGACAAAGTTGATAATGATTGTTCATTCTTTGGGTTGTGCTTCGAAGATGGATGAGATTATGCACATATCTAGAAATTACAATATACCGGTCTTAGAGGATTGTTGCGAGGCTCACGGCTCCTCCATTGACGGCAAGAAAGTTGGAAGTTTCGGTCTAATTTCTACATTTAGTTTTTTCGTTGCACACAACATGACAACAGGTGAAGGTGGCATGATAATGACTAGCGATGATGAACTTCATGACATACTTCGCTCTGTTCGCGAATTTGGCCGCCTGACAAAATATGAAAAGAATAAACCTAGGTTTTATTATAGCGATGAACACTTGAATGAATATGATGAAAGATATGTGTTCACAAACGTTGGGTACAATCTTCGAATGACGGATATTGCCGCTTCGCTGGGCATTGAGCAGCTTAAAAAATTGGATGATTTTAATGACGCAAGAGTAAAGATAGCTCATTTTTATACCGAAAGTTTGTGCAAGTTTCAAGATTATCTAACTTTGCCAAAAATACCATTGGGGTATTTTCACTCTTTTTATGGCTATCCGTTTGTTATAAAACCTGATGCTCCTTTTACTCGACAAGAGCTGGTCAACCATTTAGAAAACAACAATATTGAAACTAGGGCTTTCATGGGTGGCGATCTTTCAAAGCAGCCGGCCTATAGAAATACACCATGCAAGACGCCATATAGTATGCCAAATACAGATCTGATGTTTAATAATGCATTTTTCATTGGCTGTCACCCTTTTATAACCGAAAAACAAAAAAAACAAATTGTCGAAGCATTTGAAAGCTTCTTTTTGTATAAAAAGCTAAAAATATGAAAATTTATCTCAATAGGAGTCCAAAAACAGGCCCATGGGGCGGCGGTAACAAAACTGTTACAAAGCTTTCGGAGAAGCTTGTTGAACAGGGGCACGAAGTGGTTTATGAGTTGTGTAAGGGCATAGATATAATATTCTGCTTTGATCCGCGGCCAAATGAGAGAGGCGAGCAATATGCAAATTTTTTGGATTATAGAAATAAAACTGATTGCAAAATAATTCAAAGAGTTGGAGATTTGGGAACACATGGAAAACCACAGCTAACCAGCTTTGTCAAAGAAACAATAGAGTTGTCCGACTTTCTCATCTTCCCCAGTGAATGGGCGAAGGAAAAAATAGAATATAAAAAAAACAATTATAAAATCGTCCACAACGCTCCTTTGGAAATGTTTTATAATTACAGAAACGAGAATTCTAATATAGTAGGGCAAAAAATAAAAGTAATTACTCATCACTGGTCGACGAATCCAAAAAAAGGTTTTGATTATTATAACACAGTTGATCGTGCATGCAGAGATAGTAAGTTCTTAAGTTTTACATATATTGGAAGATTACCTGAAGATATGGAAATGAGCAATCACATTGAAGCTACCGGCGACAATAATTTTATAGCTAAAAAATTGTCAGAAAGTCACATATATCTTACGGCATCGGAGGAAGAAGCAGGCGCTAATCATGTTTTGGAAGCCATGGCAGCCGGGATACCAGTCGTATATCATGAAAATGGTGGGAGTATTCCAAATTATTGCAATGGTTATGGATTATCTTTCGAGGACGAAATGAGCATGTTTGTAAAAATTCGCGATGTTGCTTATAATTATGCTGATTACAAAGCTGCCACAATGAAGTATCAAAGAAACATGTCAAATGTTATAGAGGAGTACATAGAAGTAATATGCAACATAGGGTGAATATTAGCATTGATGATGTTTCTCCGCATCCTAAATCTTCTACCAAGGTTCTAAAACAATGCTATAAAATAATAGAATCTTTTCCATCAGCAAAATTTACATTGTTTATTCCAATAGCCTATTGGAGAACTGTACGTCCAAGTATATCTACTAGCGAACCCTTGTTTATATCAGAGTATCCGTCCTTTTGTGATGAGTTGAGAAATTTATCAAAAGAAAATTTTGAAATTGCGTATCACGGATATTATCATGGTATTCCAAACAAGAGTGACAATGATGAATTGAGAGATTTAAAATATGATGAAGCAATTTCTTTATATGAAAAAATGTTCAAAGAAGTAAAAAAAGCTCAATTGGAAAAAGTTTTTAAAAAAATAATCCGCCCGCCGGCTTGGAGGATGTCTCCCGAAGCTATCAAAGCAGCAAAGCATGTGGGTTTTGAAATATTGGCACTTTCGCCAGACAAGTATCCTGACGGCTCTTTGGATTACAAGGAGGAGGATAAAAAATTTGGTAACGTTGTTTACTATAATGTGTGCCCTCCGTCTAAAAAAATGGAATTGTATGAAAAAACAGAAATTGTTTATCACGCCTGCGAATGGGACAAAAATTATCTTGACGAAAAACATGCTGATCAGTTGATTGCTTTTTTTTCAACCCACGAAGAACAAGTGGATTTTTGTTTTATGAAGGGTATGATATAATGGGCAGATCTGATCCTGTAGTGTTTCAATTTTACAGGCAAAACATAACACCAGTGGGAAGTGTTGCCTTGTTGGGGTTCACAGATGCTAATCTTTTTGAAGGAGATTTGTATGATTTGCAGTTGAATAATTGGGACATAAATTCTGATTGGAAATTAGATAAAAAGTATGATACAATTATCAGCCTTAGATGTCCATATTTCTCTAAAAATCCTCAAGTCTTTGTTGACAAATGTTACGAACACTTGAACGATGGCGGCTTTCTTTATATGGACTGGGGATTGGGTGATCATTGGAGATTTGAAGATTATAAAGTTGGTTGGAAGAAAAATGGAGAACAAGAATATGCATATGGTGATTCGAATTTTCTTTGGTCAACAGCTTGGGGTGATGAATTTTTAGACGATGATCAATATAGATTATTTTGTCAAAGGGTTGAAAAATTTGGATATACCGACGTAAAGAGCGCTATTTTCAAAGAGGTTCCCTCGATATTGGAGCTGGATTATATAAGAAAATATTTTAAAGTGGGGTATAGAGTTCTCGCCCTTTGGGATGATAGACCTCAATTATATATCCTAACTGCGGGAAAGAAGATATGAATTTTGTTGCCACAGAAACAACATTTTTAAGATATTTTCTACCTCTTATAATCGAAGGGAACAAAAGAAAAATTAGTTCAAAACTTTTTATTTCCCCAAATAATAAATATAATAATCCCTATTCTTATATTTCAAATATTAAAGAGTATGCAAACAATTACGGTTTTGAATTATTTGACTTGGACCAGATCGCCAATCATCCAGATATCACTTTTTTTGTCGAAGGTTGCGGCGCAGATCGTGTTCCTTATGATAGGGAGAAAATTTCTTTTACCTATATGACTGATTTTTCACTATCGTATAAAAACTATATTGACAAAGTTGATTATGTTGTCCATCCTAGTGAATTTTTTGCAAAATATTATAAAATTGAAGGAAACAAAAATCTTTATTTAGGTTCTCCAAAATATGACATAGAATTAAAAGATAAAGACATTTTATCTAAATACAATTTGACAAATGATAAAAAAGCTCTGATTATGTTTCCGAGAAACAGGGATTTGCATCTAATAGACATTAGAAAAATATATCGCTCTTTATCAGACTTGGGCTACAAGATAATGGTCAAAACCAGAGGAAAAGACCCAGTTACCGATAAAAACAACAAAGGTGATTATTATTTTGAAGATTGTTCTTGGTTTCCTCACACCGGCATGGAGTTGATAAGAGTATCTGATCTTATTATAAACTTTAGCTCTACCACTATAAAAGAGTGCGTTCTTCTAAGTAAGCCAGTTATAAACTTTCACATTAAGCCATTTAAAAAACCATTGGATTTCCTGTATAATTATGGTTATTGTGACATGTATGAGAAACATGTCGATGAAGATAAACTAAGGGAATCAATTCAAAGGTTGACGACAGTTAGTTTGGAAGATGAATTTGAACTTTCGATTCAAAAACATCTTTTTCCTGTCAAGGGTACGTGTAAAAGAATATTGGATTACTTAGAGGTGAAATGAGAATACTTGCAATCATACCCGCTCGCGGCGGAAGTAAAAGACTAGAAAAAAAGAATATTTATCCCATCTGGGGAAAGCCGATGTTACATTGGGCAGTAAAGGCTTGTCAAGAGTCAAGATATTATATCGAGCCATGGGTAAGTACAGAAGATTCAGAAATAGAAAAAATTGCTATATCTTCAGGCGCTCGTGTCCACCGAAGAGATCCAAAACTATCAAAAGACAAGGTATATAAACAAGTCGCTATTCGTGCGGCCGCAAAATATATATTTGACAATTCTGGAAAATATGATATAATAATATCTCTTCAAGCAAATTCGCCACAAATAAAAGCAAAGCACTTGGATGATGCAATTGACATGTTTTTAAAGTATGAAAGAGATGAAGTTTTTAGCGTCGATGAAAACCTGATGCAAAATGCAGCTTTCAGAATTTTCAAAGGGGATTATGTTTTCCAAGAGGATTTAAGCACAAATTGTGGAGTTGTTGTTTGTCCCTTGCACGATGTTCACACAAAAGAAGATGTCAAGTTTATAGAGGAGTTGGGAGATGTCTAGAGTTTATATAATTAGCGAACTTTGTTATGAATCATTGGAAATTTTTAATGATAAAAAAGGTTTATTGGTTTATTTAAGAGATATTTTTTCACAGCAAGATATTCAAGAAATAAAAACACTTATTACAGAAGATAAAGGAGCATTTGTTGATCTTTATTCTGCTTTTGACCAAAAGCAAGAAGATTATTTTTCTGAAGTTGACTGCGAAGAGGAGCTTAGATTATATGTTAATGAACTTTTTTCCAATGGTTTCGCAAAAATTGAAAATGTTTTTTCCGAAGATGAATTGGAGGAAGTAAAAGAATTTCAAGATTTAATGCAAGAAGCTATATTTCCTGACAATGGTATTTCCGGCTATATTGTAACTCCTTACACGGATCTATCAAAGAATTCCGAGCAGATATATCCTCTTTGGAGAGAAGTTTTCTCCCACCGGCGCGCATGGCACCCGAACGCTGGAGGGCATGCCAACCCGAAGGAAAAAAAGCATATTTCCCTCTCCCCTGCGCTACCAAATGATGGCCAACAGAGAATTCAGTCAAAAAATTTAGGCATTCATCCTCCCGGTATTAATACCATGGTTGAAAAACCAATATTGTGTAAAATTTTTGCACACTATAACAACCTTAAAAAATATGAGATTGATCGCTCTACTCTGGAATTTATATTCCCCGCCCCAATTAATCACAATGGATGGCACAGAGATACTGCATTTAATGAACTAAAAGCGATGATTTTGTTAGAAGATGTTGATGAATATACTGCCCCGATACTCAGTGCTATTGGTTCCCACCGCGCCAAGAAAGATTTTGATAAACAGCATTTGCATGATATGTTTGTAATGACTCCTAATGGTAAGTTTGGTGATCCATCTTCATGGCCGGCCAACACAAGATGGCCCGAATATGCTATTCATAAAGATAGTTCTCATAATGGGTATATTTCACATGAGCATGCTCCATTTAATATGTCTCCTTCGGAACGTATACAAAAACATGTAGTTATCAATGATTGCGAATATGAATTAGGTGCCGGCACTGGAAAAGCTGGAGATGTATTATTTTTCGAAACTTGCGCTCTTCATTCCGGTACGCGAGCGCATTTTAAAAGTCGTAGAAATATTTCACTTTCGAGTGCAATATATTCATCTCCAAAAACTATATTTTTCAATATGTTAAATGACTTTGTTTAAGAAAGGCGGATATTATGTCTAGAGTTTATATAATTAGCGAACTTTGTGGCCAATGGGGTGGTTCCATAAAGAGAGCAGAGCAAATGATTTTACAATCTAAGGTGGGAGGAGCAGATGCTGTAAAGGTTCAGCTTTGGGACACTTATAGAATGCCCGGAACTCATAGGAAAAAATGGGAATATCTTACGATGACAGAAAAGCATTTTCTTCATTTAAAAGATTATGCTGAAAGTTTGAATCTAGATTATTTTGCTTCGCCCTTTCACGAAGATAGGTTTGAGTGGATTAGAAAAGCCGGCCTGCAAACTAATAAAATCGCCAGCTCGCTTTTGGAATGGGATATAAAACTATGCGAAAAGATGGTCAAATCTGATATAAAAACTTTTTGTTCATTAGGAAAATGGGAAGAAGACCATCTCCCATTCCAGAGAGAAAATGTATTTTATATGCACTGTGTTGCAAAATATCCCCATTCTTATAGAGAAGCTTTTGAGTTGTTACCACCAGTTTTTACAGAAAAACTTTGTGGATATAGCGATCACAGCATTGGAATCGAAGCTTGTAAAGATGCAGTAAAAAGAGGAGCAACTGTTATAGAGAAGCATTTTACAATTGATAGAGATCTTCAGTGTGAAACTGAAAGTGCACATGTGTGCTCTATGGAACTAGCAGAGCTTTCCGAGCTTAGAAATTTTTGTGAAAAGAGATGATCCAAAGACCGAAAAAAGTTTTAATTATTGCTGCTCATTATGATGATGAAACGATTGGTGCCGGTGGAACTATAAAAAAGTGGTCCGATTTGGGGACGGAGATTCACGTACTTTTCGTGACAAATGGAAGCACAGGAATCGATCAAACTGGTGACTATACTTCTGAAGACATTGTTACAATAAGATCTGAGGAATCCAAAGAAGTAGCTAGGATGTTAGGTATTTCAAACATATACAATTTGAATGTGCCGTCTCAGAGTGTAGAAAATACACAAAGATTTTTTCACAGAATTATTTTTTATATTCGAAAACTTCAGCCAAACTTGGTTATGACTCACTTAAATGTGGACAAGCATCGAGATCACGTTCAAATATCAGAAGTTGTCAAGGAAGCATGTTGGAAATCGAATGAAGATATTCACGAAGAGCTGGGCGAATGCCACAGGGTTGATGATTTGTGGGCATTTGAAGTGACAGATCTTCTTCCAAAAGTTGATGTTGTTGTTGATATAAGTAACACAATTGACTATAAATTGGCCGCTATGGAGGTATATTCATCGCAAAAAAACGTCATAAAAGGCATTCTAAGCCATATTTTGGGCCTTTCTAGGGTTAGGGGTTATATGGTGGGGAAAATGCACGGAGAAGGCTTTATGCGGCTTTCTCATGGCCCTCTAGTGTGTTGAAATTGTTATGAATATTTCGATTATTACATCTAACCACTTGCGTCACAAAGCTTTTGCAAAAAGATTGTGCGATATATTGAGTATAAAGACCGTTGTTTGCGAGAGCAAGAAGCGCTCAACAAAGCAATTTCACGAAAAAGAAAAAGATTATTACAAAGAAGTAGAAGAATGGTCCCCGTACAATCGTTTTGTTGTATGTGCAGAGGGTGCCGTCAACGGAGAGGTTATTGAAGGCATTCTCAAGAAAGACAAGTTGGATTATTTGTTCATTTTTGGCTGTAGTTTGTTAAAAAAGAATATTTTTTCAATTCCAAAGAAGGGGTGTATCAATATACACACGGGTCTGGTGCAAAGTTTTCGCGGGGTTGACAGTAGTTTGTGGGCAATCTATGAAGAAAAACCCGAAGCAATTGGAGCAACGATTCATTTTGTCAACAATTCAATTGACGGAGGGAATATCATAGCCCAAAGCAGAACAGAGCTGGACATGGAAGACGATTTGCATGACATTTTTTTCAAAACTTGTAATACGGGTTTTCAACTTCTTGAGGAAAAAGTTTTTGATATACTTGCTGGCCGTACCCGGCAGAAAAAATTGACAAAAAAAGGAAAACTTTATCAGAAAAAAGATCTTACAAAGCAGGTTGTAGAAGAGGTTGTCCAAAAAACGCCCGATGTGATAAGAAAATATTTACAAAACAAAGAAAAAATTGATTTGGGACTTAGGTTGATAAAATGAAAGTAGATATTATCCTATGTGCGCACAATGCAGAGAGAACAATAAAAGATTGCATATCTTCTTTGGTCGTGCAGACTCACAAAGATATCAATATTCATGTTTTTGATGATGCCAGCACAGACAATACTTTGGAAATACTGAGAAAATATCGCGACACTAGAGTCAATATTGTATCATCAAAGAAAAATATTGGAACTTATGCTGGAAAGAATTTTATTTATAAAAACTTTTGCGCTGGATCCGACTATATCGCCCTTCAAGATGCTGACGACTATAGTCATCCGCGAAGAATAGAAATACAATCTAAATTCCTTAAGGATAATGATATAGTATGTGCTGGCACTGGCATTGTAGAGTTTTGGGAACAGGGTTCATTGCCATGGACAAAACATTCCGGCGAGTGGATCGGAAACAGTAGAGAGAATTATTATCCTGAACTCATAGAGAATAAAGATTTAGAAGAGGTTTTGAGCTATTTGCAAGACAATGAAAATTATCAAAGATATTTGAAATTTAAGTTTTGTATGAATGGGTCAGTTATGTTCGAGACAGAATTTTTAAAAAGTATTGGAGGTTGGGATGGAGAAGCTCGTGTAGCAGCCGATACTGATATTTTTATTCGTACCTTGGCCAATAATAATATCTGCAATATACAAAGATGTCTTTATTATCGAAGGTTTCATAAGAATTCCCTTACAGCTAGAAAAGACTGGGGAATAAAGTCAGATTTTAGAAAAGAATATAACTTGAACAGAATTCCTGTTATTGAAAGCTCGCTACAGAACATACCTGTGGTAAGAAATTTTTACTATCCGGAATTTGATTATGAGGTTTATTGATGTGTGGAATTATAGGAACAACAAACAAGAGACTAAATCGCACATCTTTGAATCAGATTTCTCACAGAGGTCCCGATGAAAGAGGGCTACATTCTGATTCGGATATATGCCTAGGTCACACTAGATTATCTATTTTGGGGCTTGACTGCGGAACCCAGCCGTTGTCCGATGACGAAATTGTCCTTTCCTACAATGGTGAGATTTACAATTATATAGAACTGGCAAACTCTCTAGGTATAAGTTCTTCTTCTGATACAGAGGTGTTGGCAAAATATTATCAAGTTCATGGCTTGGAAAAGACATTGAGAGATATAAATGGTATGTTTTCCATTGCGATATATGATAGAAAAAAAGATATTATATATCTGGTGAGAGATCGGATGGGGATAAAGCCTCTGTTTTATTCAACACATAAAAACGAAATAAGTTTCTGTTCAGAAATAAATCCACTTCGTGATCTGATTGGAGTTGAAGAGCTTACTATTAATAAAATGGCTGTAGCCCTGTTTTTCAATCTTTATTATATTCCATGGCCAAATACAATTTGGAATGAAATAAAATCTGTTCCTCCCGGAAGTTATATTGAATATAATTTAAAAACAAAAAAACATAAAATTGTTCAATATTGGAACATTGAAAAAAGAGAAAGAAATGAATCTGATTTTGAACAATTGGAAAATTTATTGTGCAACTCTGTCAAGTTGAGAATGAGAAGCGATGTTCCTTATGGCGCATATCTCTCCGGCGGAAATGATTCAACGCTCGTTGTAAAATGTATGACGGAACACAAAGAGGAAAATAAAACTTTCACAGCCGTAATTCAAGACGAAGAATTGAACGAAAAAGAATATGCAGACCTTGCGGCAAAAAAATTCAAAACAAAACACACAGATATTGATGTAGAATATGGGGATATAAAAATATCCTTTCTTAGGGAATTGATAAAATATTTTGGACAACCTTTCGCAGATTCTTCTATTGTTCCGACTTATTTGATATCAAAAGAAATAGCTAAAAACGTTACAGTTGCCATCGGCGGAGATGGTGCAGATGAAATATTTTGTGGGTATAATAAATATAATAATCTGACCGCAGATATCAAAAGCAGGTTTTATAGAAATGTTCTTAATAATTTTCTCAATTTAGAGTATAATAAAGATACTTATGGATACTTAAAATCTCTTCTTCCCTATGAAACAGAAGATGATTATGAGACTTTGCGACTTTTAGATATTAAGTTTTTTTTAGAAGGAGATATTCTGCAAAAAGTAGACAGAATGAGCATGGCTAGTTCTTTGGAAGTTCGGGTGCCATTTTTGGATCATAGAGTGGTTGAGTTTTCAAATCGCCTGAAACGAGAACACATCTTTGGAGATGTCCGTAAGTACGCCGTCAAGCATGTCCTTTCAAAATATATGTCTCATGACTTCGTTCATCGTTCAAAGATAGGATTTATGTTGAACATAACGGAGTGGATTGAGCCTTTGCAGGAGTATGTAAACTTCTCACCTGTTTTAAAAAGCGGAATTTTCAAAGAAGGGTTCGATATCAAAAAGATTGATAACAATTATTTAAAATTTGCTATCTTGATTTTTACACTATGGTACGAGGAGAATTATGCGTAATCCACAAGCTTCAATAATTGTTACAAATTATAATTATGGAAAATATATTTCAAGATGTATTCGAAGTTGCCTAGCTCAGAAAAATATAAGGTGCGAAGTTATTGTAATAGATGATTGTAGTGTCGATAATTCTTTAGAAGTGCTTGAAACATTTAAAGACGATATAAGAATTATTAGAAACGAAAGAAATCTTGGCGTTGCAGGATCTTCTAACGTAGGGGTCAAAGCTGCTAAAGGCCAGTTTGTTGTTCGTGTAGATGCGGACGACTTTATACAACCGGATATGTGTTATTTTATGAAAACATATTTAGAATCTAATCACGATGCTTTTTGTGTCTCTTGTGATTACGCCATGGTCGACAATCAAGAAAATATGATTGAGAGAAAATATGCTGAAAAAGATAATATCTCTTGTGGTATAATGTATCGTAGAGACTTGCTTCTAGAAGTTGGCGGATATAATCCAAAAATGCGCCATCGCGAAGAAGAGGAGTTACGAAAGAGATTAGGCGAAGATTATAAAATTCACCATTTGCGTATTCCGTTTTATCGCTATCGGATGCACAAGAGCAACAAAACAAAGCAGTCTGAATACAAGACGTGGCAAATTTAGGAGAATAAAATGGCTAGATGCTTAGTCACTGGACATAAAGGTTATATTGGCTCTCATCTCTTTAGAACATTACGAGAACAGGGGCATGAAGTCCTAGGGATTGATCTGAAAGAAGAATATCCAAAAGATATTTTAGATTACCTAAGAGAAAAGGCAGATAAATCTGGTTTTCACCCACATTATGAAAACTTCAAACCAGAATATATATTTCACTTGGCTGCGATACCTAGAGTGCCTTATAGCATAGAAAATCCTGTTGAAGTTATGGAAAATAACATAATGGCAAATTCTATAGTTCTAAATTTTGCTAGGAAAGTGGGAGCTAAGAGGGTAATATATTCAAGCTCATCTTCTGTAATGGGGAACGGAGACGGCCCGGAAAGTCCATATGCCGTTTCAAAATTGACACCAGAGTTAGAATGTAAAATGTATTCTAAGTTATATGGCTTGGACACCGTTTGTTTGAGATATTTTAATGTATATTCAAAAGATCAGACGGTTGACGGCCCATATGGAACCGCTGTTGCATCTTTTATGGATGCTATCAAAAAAGGAACTAACCCTTATATTACCGGTGACGGCGAACAGAGAAGAGATATGTTACATGTTAGTGATGCTGTTAGAGCCAATATATTTTGTATGGAATATGAAGGCAAGTTTGGAGGCCAGCATTTTGATACTGGTACCGGCCATAATATCTCTCTAAATGAAATAAAAAATATAGTTTTAAGTAAGCATTCAGATGTTGAGTTTGATTATGTGCCGCCTAGGCCCGGAGATGTTATGTTGACTAAAGCCAACACTCTGCCTTTTAATAATTTGGGCTGGCATACCAAAGTATCTATACAATCTGGAATAAAAGAGTGTTTTAATTTTACCAAATAGGAGAAATAAATGAAAGTAGGAATTGTTGGAAATGGCTTTGTTGGAAATGCATGTGCCTATGGTTTTAGTGAATATGTGCCGGTATATATCCACGACAAAGATCCGGCTAAAAGTGTAAACTCTTTCGAAGAAACAGTAAATGAATCTGATTTCATATTTGTTTCGGTCCCAACCCCAATGAATGAAGATGGCTCTATCAATCTGGACATTGTTTATAATGTTTTCGAGAGCATCAGTCAGGTCAACACTAGAAAAGACAATGTGGTTTTGCTAAAGTCGACAGTCATTCCCGGAACAACCGAAAGGTTGAGCAAGAATTTCCCCGACTTGAATATTGTTTTTAATCCAGAATTTTTGACAGAAAGAAAAGCCAAATTTGATTTTATTAATCAGGCGAGAATTATTTTAGGCGGAAAACCTGAGCATACAAAAAAAGTTGAAAAGCTATATAGGTTTAGATTCAACAATTGCAATCTAATCCATACCGACTCAAAGACAGCAGAGTTTATTAAATATTTTGGGAATATTTTCTTTGCCGTAAAGGTTTCTTTTGCGAATGAAATGAGAAGGATAAGTGATTTAGTTGGGGTAGACTGGAATGCAGCTTTGGCCGGTTTTGTCGCTGATGCTCGCGTTGCAGATTCTCACTTGAGAGTTCCCGGCCCGGATGGTAAAAAGGGCTTTGGAGGAAGCTGTTTCCCTAAAGATATAAATGCATTTATAACCTTTTGTGAAAGTTTGGGTGTCAATGCAAATGTTATAAAAGCTGCTTGGAAAACAAACTTGGAAGTTCGACCTGAAAAAGATTGGGAAGATCTGAAGGGTAGAGCAGTTACTAATTGAGGAGAAAAAAATGAGTTTAAAATTATCAGAACAAGCAATGGGGGCGATCATGATGGCTCTCCAAAAATCACTAATGGAACAATCAGATATAGTACCAGTTTTGCAAAACATGGAATGGCATCCGGGATCAAACGGAAAACTATATGTGGAAAACCCCCCCATCGTAAAAACCGAGGCGCTCGAAGAAGACGAAGATGCCTAGGTATGAATATCATTGTAAAAATTGTAACAAAAACTCACTAATACGGCACGGCATAAAAGAAAAAGTAACAATATGCCCAGTTTGTCACAAAGAAGGCCAGCTAGAGCGTATCCCTTCTTTTTCTGGAAATTATAAAATCAAAGACAAGAAAACACAGGCAGGCTCCGTGGTGAAAAAGTACATAGAAAAAGCGAAAGAGCAGTTGAAAGAAGAAAAGAAAGATCTAAAGAATAGAAAATATGGTGAATAATGTTGTCTATAATTATAAATATTGTTTTATCAGTTGCGATCATATTCTTGATCTACTATGTTGTATACCTCATAAGGACACTTCTTTTCCATTCAGAAAACCTTTCAGAGCTTAAAGACAATTTGAACCTGTTTAGAGAGCACTTAGAGAGTATTTATGAGCTAGAAGTTTTTTATGGAGACGAGACTTTAGAATCTCTTCTACAGCATTCCAAAGAAATTTCTACATATATTGAGAAATATAATGAAATTTATTCTCTAGCAGAAGAAGAAATCGGAGAAGAATTTGAGAATGAAGAAGAAGATCCGGAGGACGAGAGGGAAGAGTAGAAAGCTCTATTTTACTCAAGAGCATGAAAATGCTATAGTAGAGTATGCCCTCTCAGATTCCGTTAGAAAAAGGACAGATTTGTATGTGAAGTGGATCCAGCCAGCTTTCAATGAGATGGTTGATAAGATCGTTTTTACTTACAAATTCACAAACTTACCTAACGTTGACTCTTTGAAAGAAGAGTGTAAAGTTTGGCTAACAACAATTTTGGACAAATATGATCCAAACAAAGGTTCGAAAGCGTTTTCTTATTTCTCAGTTATAACAAAAAACTGGTTTATACACAAGGTAAAGAAAAACGCAGCCCGCACAAAAAGAGAAGTTCATTATGATGAACTGCCCGCCAATGTTACTCTAGAAGAACAACTTATAACACATAATGAATATCATGAAAAAAGAGAAAATCTTGAATTTTGGACTTTGTTGATTGTTGAAGTAGATTCATGGTTCAAAATGGAACTCCGCCCCAACGAAAAGAAAGTAGTTGAGGCAATAAAGATTCTCATGAGCCAAACAGAGTCTATCGAAATTTTTAATAAAAAAGCTATTTATTTATATCTAAGGGAAATAACAGGCTTGAATACAAAGCAAGTTGTCAACAATTTGAATAAAATACGAAAAAGATATAAATCTTTTAAGGAAAAATGGGATAACCATAAGTTATGAAACAAATCGATCACTATGTGGAAAAAGCAATAAAAAATATTGAACAAGATCGTGCCACCACTCAAGTTTTGCTGACCGATGCCATGGCCTATCTTAAACAGCATGCCGAAAACCACAAAAGCACAGGCCCAGTTGTTGCAAAATATTTAGAAACTTTACAGAGATCTAATGAGCAATTGGTAAAGATTGCACAACTGGTTTACAAAGTCCAGACTCGCGATATGGAAATGGACGGGTTTGATGAGGAAGATATTTTTGATCAAATAAAAAACAGCTCCGAAGAAGAAAAAGAGGAGCAATCATGAGATGAGAAAAATGTTGATTTCGTTGTTCACTTTTTTGTGGATGGCGGGTTTTTTGAGTGTGTATTTTATGTTCTTCAGCGATGCTCACGGACGCAAGGCCAGTTTCAGGTCATGCAAAGACGAAAAAAAGGAGAGGGAATGAAATGCCATGGCCCGGATATGAATGGGGGATATTAAACCCAGTTGAAAGACCTTCGCAACTAGGACAAAGCGTTCGTGGAGAATATGATTTTTATGAAACAGATCCTATGAATCTAGCCCTTCAGGCTGGTCAAAAACTTCTAGAACCGGATGCTTTGAAAGATGTGGATATATGGAAAGCAATTGTTCTTCGTGAAGTTGATGCCAAAGAACATTCTGCTACGAAAGAAATTCAAAGAAGATTTAAAATCAAGCTTATGGAAGGTGATGCTTGCATACCTTTTGATGGTACAAAAGATTATTCAAAATCTCCAAAATCTGTAAAACAAATAACGGCTGATCAACATTTCGCAGATATGCACATTACAGCAACCGCCGGCGCAGCTATTCCCTACCTTAAACCCGGTGACCGATGTTTGATAAAATTCCAACACAAAGATAATTTTAAAATGGCAACAATTGTTGGCGTTCCGGATGCAAAGCAGTCTGAAATTCAACAGAGGGCGGCTACGGCTGGATTATTTGTGTCGTCCGAGCTTTCCAAAATCAGCCACATGAGAAAGTATCTTGTTACGCCAAATGAAATAAAAGGACAGTTAAAATATTTAGGGTCAGGACCAGCCATAGTAAGCGCAGTCTTGGACTACGAATCTTATAATTTTGAATCACAAACTACAAACCGAAACGGGCTTAACAACTTTTCAACATGGAATGCGAATGATGCCGGTGCCGGCGTTTCGTTCGGCTTCATCCAGTTTAATCAAAAGGTTGGCTCACTGCTTCTTTTGTTTCAGCAAATGTATCAAGATGATCCCGATACTTATAATCAGCATTTTGGAAAATACGCTGACAAGCTTAGAAACAGGAGATGGCTAAGGGGGACTGCGCTGAGAGATAACACCTTGAACACGCCAGAATTAAAAACGTTGATAACGAGAACGGGACGTATAAAAACTTTTCGCGATTCTCAATACAAAGTAGCTAAAAGAGGTTATTTCGACCCAGCAGTCAGATTGTGTAATGAATATAACTTGAAATCTGTCAATGCATATGCTATGTGCACTGGTATAGCTATTCAATTTGGTGTGACAGCCCGACGGGGATTGCAAAAATGGCTAGCCGAAACTAGAAAACAGGTAGGAGCTGACGTTCCAAAGGTCCCAGAGTATCAATTTTTAAAAGTTCTTGCAAATCTTGTTGATAGAGCAAGATGGCAAATGGGAATGAAAAAAAGCCATGCTGCTAGAGCAAACCATTCACTAAAGAATTTTTTGTCCTTCCTCCAGAGTCCACCCGGAGGTCTTCACAGGTTTTATCGCCACAAGGGCGGCAAGATTGGAAAAGGTTGGAAGAACTGGGCCGCTGATCAAGTCGGGCTTAAACTTCAGGCCGGTAGGGCAACTGATCAGTTTAAAGCGAAGAAATAATACTAAAAGGTAATATGAATGGCTACAACAAAAAAAGTTTATGATAAAGAAAAACTTAGCAAAGAGCAAAGAGAAGCTTTGTCCGGGGATGCCGGCCGCGGTATTGGGTGTACTTTCTTGTCAGAGCCGCTCCCAAACTTCAATCAAGCTGAGTGTGAACATGTTATAGAAGGCAGGAACAATACTTACATTGTATTGGGAAGAGATCGTCCCGGACCAAAAATTGTAAACTTGAAACCAGAAGAAGATGACAACCCTAATCTGATCACAGGCCCTTACGGACCCAAGGGATATCCAAAGTGTGGAACAATTGATATAGTCGCCGGCCGCCACAGCGTAGATCCAGCTCCTTTTAAGAAAGTGGGTACGGGAACTTCGGCCAGAGAAATGACTTTGAAACATGAGCCGGATTTCTTTCGCGACGCTGCGAGAATTTATATAAGTCAAAAAACAGATGTTGATGAAAATTTTAAGATCGGAAATAAAAGATGGATAGGAAAAGATTACGATAGAAGCTCTCAAGGTCCCGGAGCCCCTCAGTCGGTTGGCAAATCTGCGATTGGGATGAAGGCGGATGCTATTCGAATTATAGGGAGAAGCGGAATAAAGCTAGTTACCGGCACTGATTCAAGAGATTCTTTAGGCCGTTTTATTTCAGTTGGAGGAATTGACCTGATAGCAGGCAATGATGATGAAGACATGCAGGCTCTGATCAAGGGAAAGAACATGCTAGATTGTATGTCAGAGCTTGTTAGTCAAATGGATACTTTGAGTGGTTTGGTTGCACAATTTTTGGAAGATCAGACAAAAATCAACAATGCGTTTGTACAGCATACTCACAAATCACCATTTTTCGGCCTGATAACGGCTCCGTCTGAAACAGCAGTGGTGGTCGGCAGAAGTGCTATAATTTCACAACTCAATAAAACAAAATTAGGATTAGTTATTTTCAAAAAAAGCTTGGCCAGTTTTAGAACTAATCACCTAACTCCCTTGGGACAAAAATATATTTGTAGTAAATATAATAGGACAAACTAGCAATGGCAACTAAAAAACCAAAAGGCTTTAGTGAGTTTACACCAGATGAATATGCAGATTATCTAGATGAACAAGAAGTCAAAGAAAAACAGCGCAAAGAGCGAGAAAAAAGAGAAAGAGAAAAGATAGCTGCTGTAGCCAAGAAACAAAAAAACCTAACAGGGTTTACTGCGTCTGAATTTAGAAAAGGTTTGCTTGAACCAGATAAATTTAAGAAAAAATTGGGAATAAAGACGGATACGCAGCTAGAAAAAACAAAAACAAAACCCTTGACCGGTGTAGAGGATATAACCTTTATACTTGAAACAGATTCTGTAACAAAAGATTTCAACGAATTAGGAAAGGCATTGTCGGATTTCGATGCCCAATACAGGAATTCAACCTTTTATAAAATCTACAAAGGAAGACTTCAGGTCATTGGAGGCAATTCGAAATGGGGAAAGGAGTTAGATCTTAAAGTTTTTGCGGGACAGATGAGCACTCTAAAATCTTCAATAACGGAGTTTATAAGAACTGCTGCCAGTACTCAGCCATTGGCTCTTGATAAAAACTATAGAGATTTATTTGGTATCAATGTAAATCCATTTTACAATCCCATATTATCGGCCAGCAAAGAGAGGCAAAATCTCCAGAAAGAATTTGAAGATTTGGAAGCTTTTTTAAAAAGTGTTGGCTGGCCGAACACGGATACATGGAGCGACGAAGACGCTAAGAAGATTCGAGCTTCAGCTAAAAGAGCAGAAGAGATAAAAAACAAAATTACTAGCATCGATGGCGATGTCAACACTGGTTCAAAAAATGTAGCTAAAACTACAAAAGGTGGTAATTTTGTTCGTCGGTTTGATGGCGTTGATGGAAAAACAAAATATCGTATTACTATGGTTTTTGGCCATCAACAAGATGTTGATTTATATGAACTTCGCGAAGTGTACCTTAATATTCCTCTTTATAAATCCTCCAATTCTTATGAGATCACAGGGTATTCTGAAAGATTTACTCTATATAACAAACTAGCTCCAATAACTCAGATCATAGATTTGCCAAAAGATTATAAAATCCCTCCTCTTTTGGCTGGAAGCTTGAGGCCTTTGATATATCTTCGCTGGCTAAGTTCTTTAGATCGAAAAGCAAATACAAGACTAACTTGGGTCGAGTTTATTCAAAAATATGATCCTTTTACGTTTGCTCTTTTTCCCGATAATAAGGGAAAGGTGGTATTGGTAAATCAAACTGTTGCTGAGATTCTCAAGAGATTTGAAAAATCAACTGTCAAAGCTAGAAAAGAAAGCGATGCGCTAGACAAAGAAATAAGATCTAACAAAGAGTTACAAAAACATTTTATTGATAACATAGAAAAAAAACAAATTCTAGAGCCATCGCTGGCAGACGAACTTAGAGCTTTGCTCATAGAGTTGAATAATTCTGAAACTTTGGGTGATGCCGCTGGAACACTGGAAAAGCTTCAAAAGCTTTATGGCCTAGTGTTACATAAATATGACTTGAAAGAATTGGTTGGAACTGCTATTGAATGCGCTAACAAGCTGGTGCCTTTTGAAGAAGTGGAAAGGCTGATCTGCAAGAAAATCTTTGGCAACATAGCCAAGGCTGTTGGAGTTGAGTTCTTGAGAGGGTTGCTCAAAGATTCAGCCGGTGACGTTGAAAAGTTCGCAACTGAATTTGCTGATGTTATCAATGCTAATTTTGCCGGCCCCATGGGTATAAACGCAGTTGAAACCTCAAAGTCTGTAACAGCAAGCGCAGATCAGATAGTAGATTTTGCGAATGAACTAGAACAGGCTCTAGATTTTCAAAAATTGTGCAGCCTTCTTTTGGAGAACGTCCCAGAATTTTTGAGACTGGTTGAACAGTCTATTGAATCGTTGGGTGCTAAGTTTGATGATCTTTCAAAAATGACTTTGCCAAAACCTCCAAGCTTTTCTTTTCCGATTATCAAGCTTCCCGATCCTTTATCCGGCGTCACACAACAAACAGAACAACAAATGTTTGACGCATTGGCAAGAACTGTTTACAGTGGAGCAATATCTCTGTTGACAACAATTATTGATGCCACATGCGTTCAGGATTATAATTATGGCGAGCAGATAATAACCAGATTGATACCGGATGGTCAAAAGATTGCCGATGTATTTAATAGGTTTGGCATCGGTGACAGCGATACTGCGAATGAGATTGGGGGAGCTTTAGAAAAACTTTCTTTGATCTTAACTGGTACCGAGATTTGTGCTCTTTTATCAGGTGTTCCTTCCGGAAGAGTTTTGAAAATAGTAAAAACTTTTATGGATTCTCAGTATCCAAAATACAGAGATGTTTTTGCCGATGATCAAAGAATAGGTGATTTATTTTTGGCACTGGGCACACTAGTTGACGATGACGTGTGTCAGTCAATTAGAGATAACGTAGAACCTTTGGGTGACAATTGTTTCGACAACCCCAGAAGAAACGAAATACGACAATGCTATATGAAAGGTGTTGGAGTAACAGACGAAAGGCTAAATGACTTATTTAGAGAGATGGCCGCTGAAAGTTCTTCTAGATTAGAGGAATTGATTAGAATAGCCGATCAGAAAGATCCGTATAGCGATGATGCTCCGTCTCCGTTTTGTGACGGAGAAAAAGTTTCTTTATTTCCGAAAAATAATCCAGCAATTACAAATGCTGTTTCTAGTGTTGTTGACACTGTTTTCAATACAGTTGAAATGTCTTTTGACGAGTCTATAGCTTCTTATACTAAAAGTTTATTAAAAAAAGAAGTTCTAGAGGGTGGCAAAGATAATAATCAATCGCCCGCTACTCAAGCCGCCGAAAACCTTTTGGAGCAATATAACAATCAATATAAAAGCGGGGTTAAAAGCTCACTTCCCAACACGAAAGATGGCGTATTTGAAGATTCGAGACTGAATTCTTTTATCGACAGCCGCGCACTAAGTTCAAAGTTGGATCTTTTTAAGTTCAAAAACACACGAAAAAAAGTACAACCAGATTTATACAAAAGATTAGACAGCGCCGAAGAAAATGAACTTTATTTGTATAATAAAGGCAATTATGTTTTTTCTTTACCAAAAACACCAGAGGAAGAGCAGGCAGAAATCTATGGAATAGGCTCAGAAGCTGCAAAATCAACAAACTTTCTTTTGAGCAGAATTTTGCCTCTCAAGAAGAATAGACAACTTCGAGCTTTTATGGACAATAAAATAGTAAAGGACGATAAAGGTAAAACAAAAATAACAGACGAGTTCAAATTGGATCTTTCAATTTCTGAGGTTCGCAAGCCACCTCCAAGACCTTTTCCTGTCACCGGTGAAAAATATGTAAGTGAAAATGAATGTAGGATTTATACAGTATTTATGCCGATTACTTTGGGGATAGCGAAAGATATTCGTTTTTTCGAAAGACTAAAGATTGCCGGAATAACAAAACTCAGCACTCAGCCTATTTTTCCGAATTTTGGAGAAGTAATTCCTGCATATCATCCTGAAATTTATCCATTTAAAAATCCGGGATTGGATTACAACAAGTGGAATATATCTTCTGGGATTGAAGCTGCGACTGCTAGGCTAAGAAAACAGTGGCAGGATGAGGTTTATAGAGGTCTAAAGGGGGATGATTCTTCTGCTTTTTGGCCACAAGCTTTTGCAAAAGCATTATCTTCCTCACCAAAGCCAACAAATTCATATACAGCCTTGGGCAGTAACCTTTCTGATGTGGCTCTTTTTACCGGTTGGTATAATCCCGCGGATATTAGAGGCGGAAATTTTAGCTCATTTATTCAAAACACTGATGCGGAGCCGGACTATAAACAGGTTTTAGCCAAATTAGAAAAACATTGGCTTGACAGAGTATGGGCAGATTTGAAAATAGCCTATACATATAGGGTTTTCCAAAATGGCGAAGCTTATTTGGTTGGTTTTGATTTGAGAAGGGCGTGTCCTTCAAGTGTGCCAGATGGAACATATGCCGGCCCAAGTATGAATTTGGATGATTGGGCTAAATATAACAATGGAAATTTAGGACAACCAGATTGGAACACAAATAATGACAGATTCAGAGCGGATTTTCCCCACCGATATCAACAAGCCATTTCAGGTCATAAGTTACATTGGATTAATCTTTTTGCCGGTTATGCCGGCGTAAAAGGTGGTAAAACACCTTTTCCCAAAGGTATCCCTGCCAATGAAAAAGCTAGAAATGTATCAAAATCAACACGAACTAGACCTTACGACCCGGTTAGTAATTTTTCTTTTTTTGACGGAGATGTTAGCATACAGTATCTGTCGGAGATGTTTACAAAATATGGATTATCAACCGATAAAGCTCGCAGAAAATTTTGGGATGATATAGGATATACTAACGAGTTTGTCAATTCAACCTTAAAAAGTGGTAATTTTCGCTGGGTAAATGGACAGTTGTGGAGAGTTGACAGTAATGGTAACTTGACGAGAAAACTAAAAGGTACGATAGATATCGGCTTTCCCAAGACAACAATACCTAAAATTGGTGGTGGAAAATATGCTATTGAAGATATTTTAAAACTTAGCGACGAGCCTGTGAGGCAGTTTCAAAGCTTGGGGCCAAATTATTTTTATGGAGAGGATGGAACTTACGCAAACAGAGAATATACTATTCTCGTCGAACAAAGAAAGTATGAACAAACCTCTCTTGTTGATGAAAAAGTCCAAAAATTCATTGACAAAAACAATCTCCTAAGAGAGGCTCCCAAGACTAGTCAAAAAGTTTCATCGATCAAATTTACGGAAAAAACAGCTAACAATTGGGAAACTGCTAATTCTGAAAAATTATCTGAAAAAACTGCCAAAGAATTGTTGTCGCTGAACTCAAAAGAGAAGGTAGAAACGGCTAGAAAAAGTCAAAAGTTTAATGCATCCACTTTTGATTATATTTTTGCAACAATGATAAGGAATAAGTGGGAAAAAAGATTCGGATTGTCTTTCCCAGAGATAACAAACTTTTATCTAAACAATCCTTATTTTGAAAATGATAAAGAATCTACGCACGAAGAGTTGAGAAATGCTTTTATAAATAAGATTGCAAAATTTATTTCATTTTCCAATCTTTTTGGAACAACAGATTCTGCAAATCCGAAAGTTACGGAAGACCCGAACCTTCATGAGACAAATTTGCTTGAACATGTTGATTTCTCCCCAGAACCTTCCGAAAGTCTCAAACTATGTGACTTAGATATAGACCTGATGAGATTTCGCGAAATAAAAAGGCAAGCCAGAGACGAATATAACACAGCAATTAACTGCATGCAGGGAGACTTCAATTCATCAGAGATTGATTTTGTATTATCTGTTTCCTCTGTGAAAGTTTTGATCAGATTGCATTGTGTGGAAGCTATTATGGCCGCTTTGTTCCCTTTTTCAATGTTTAATTTAAACGAAAAAGATGTTGACGATTCTTTGCTTGACTACGTTACGTTGGACATTATTGAGACGATAAAAGAAGAGGCAGAAAAAATCAATCCGGGCGTTACACAAAGAAGAGAAGCTTACGATGAGGCTTTGGAAAAATATAACACCAGCGAAGATCCCAAAGATTTGCTTCAAGCAGAAAAGGAAAGGCGAAAGATTGGAACAGATTTTTATGAATCATTTTTGGAAATCGTAGCTAGACTTTATATAAAAGATAATCCAGTTGAAGGTGTTATTGATTGTCCGAATCTCTTAATGGAATTGGTTAGAAAAGAGCTGGTGTTGGCCTCTAGGAGGCTAAAGGATGTACTTTATGATCCGAAGTTGGTTAGAGATAATAAGTTTGAGCCAAATCAAGTTTTGCTTAGGGAGATCTTTTTTACAATTGGAATGCCAGAAAGCGAAGTGGAATATAGAAAAATTGGAAGCAGGTTTTCTAAATCTTACACCGAAAATAAAAAAACCAAGACCTATGATTCGACAAAAGAGGGTGTACCAGAATACATAACAAACTATTATGGCGGCTTTTATCAGCCTAGGACTGGGTTTTTCAACGCGAAACGAGTGAGCGAAATATTTGAATATGATCGCGGAGGTTTCTTTTTAGAAAAATATGTCAAACCAACATGGCGACCGAACCAAAAGCCGAAAGATAGAGCACTACAGGGCTACGTAGACATTCAGGCTATGGAGAAGTATCTAAAAAAGATTTCTTTTGGCACCGGTGCAAACAAAAACACACTTTTAAAAGATTATTTCACTGATCTTAAATTTGGCCTGAGACTTGTATATAGAAGCAAAGTCTCTGGCCCTACAACATCTACTCGGTCCAAAGCAGAATCAAAATTATATTTTGATCTTATGAGCAAGTGTTTGCAAAATAATGCAGTACAGAGGGATTCAAATGATAAAATAGCTTTGGGCTCCCCAAAGGGTCGTGTTTTTATGCACGAAGAGAAAACATGGTTTGAACCCGGACTTACAACACTTGGTCCACCTGACTTGTTTATTCGGCAAGTTATAGATCAAACCTCTTTGCAAAAGCCATTTAAGCTTCCCGGCTTCACTGCTGATGGAAAAGATCAAAATGGAAATGATGTATTGGCAAAAGCTGATCTTACTTTTTATATAAATTGGAAGTTTCCGTTTCCAAATAACAAATATGGTGCCGGCACTTATAATAAGCAGTTAAATTTATTGAAAAAATTTGTGATAGATTCCATGTACGATTCATATCCAAAGAACCAAAAAGTACCAGCCAATTTATTTGACACTTCTCTGTTGAAAAAAATTAATGGTCTTTCAATAGAGGTTAGAGTCGAGCCTAATTTCGTTCCCGGTGCTCCGCAGGCATCCATTGACAAGGCAAAAGATGAACTTGTTAAACAAAATTGGCCGACAAAAAAACCAACAAAGCCCGGCATGGGTGTGGTTACCGGCAAAGATGCTATGAGTGTTGCTTATTTTGATTTTAAAAACTTTGCAAATCTTGGCTTTGTTCCCAAGCCGGCCCAAGAGGGGGGGTCATATTCAAAAATCTCGTACGAGGAAAAACACTTTTTCCTTTTTTGGAATTTGGAAACCGAAAGAAGATATTCTTCGGTTCGGAACACGGACGAAGACATTCTGACAAAATATCTTAATCGGGGAAAGCCCCCGACTTCTGCATTTTTGAAAAGAGGTTTCAAAGGAGGTGGCATGGCCGGCTGGCCATTTGTTGGCTCCGGACCGGAAGAAGCAATTTTTCAAGGTTTTGTCGGCCTCACTCCGATGATCGAGGTCGAAGAAAATATAAGCTTAGACATTCCAGCCGCAAAATTTGTCATAACCTCTGCAAAGGAAGATTCTCAAACTGTTTCTTTGGGGCAGCCCGCAACTTGTTCTCCTGAAGAGATAGCAAAGGCCGGCCGCCGCCAAGATAGTGTTATGCCGATTGTCAGCGTTGATTTTCTTGGGGAATATGCTGACTGCTATGAAGACAGTTTGATAGATAAGATGATCAAGACAGACGACTATAGCCTCCTTTTTGGATATATGTTCCCTCTAGAAAAAGCGATTTCTCTGTTATCTATTCATGGAATGTTCTATAACAAAAATACTACAAATATTGGAGGATTGTTTGACACTGTTAAAAATAATCTTATTAGCTTGATACAGTCGGTCGACAATATCAATAATCGAGAATACGAGGACAGGAGAATAAGAGCAGTTGGCGGAGACAGAGGTTTGAATAAAGTTTCTACAAAAATTAGGACCGGCCCATCTCCAGAGCTTCAAATTGCTGAAAGAATATTTAGCTCTACTATAGACTTTGCAACAGCTCCTTTGGTTATTTTAAAAGGAATGACAGAAACATTCGATCCAAACATCGCTATGGCCAAGAAAGTTACGCAACTGGTAGGCTCCTATAAAACTGCAATTGAAGCTCAAGCGCAACCGATTTTGTTTTTGGTTGAACAACTTAAGGTGATCGGCGAGACCGTTTTCGGCGCACAGTTTCCCAAAGAGAAGCAGTTAATAGATGACAACCAGTGGTTACTCCAACTTTTAGAAGCCGTGAGAAATGTTCCTGATTTGCCGATCCATATTCCTTCTATTTTCTTAATGTTTCAAGGAATAATTCCGGGACCACAAGGGTGGATCTATTTATTGCTAGAGCCGTTGCTAAACGACGAATTACTCAGAAAACTAAAAGAAATGGCCCTAAAAAATACTGAAGGCTTGGCCATTGAAACAACAGGTTTAGATCTTAATGCTTCGCAAAAATTGGATCTTAGCTTACAGCAAGAATGCCGCGAAGCGCAAGTTTATCAAAAAGAAGGCCGCGGCAGGGTCGTTCTGGCCCGGCAATATACCCAAGGTGGGGAGTATGTAAGACAGAGAAATAAAAAAGACTATATAGGTCATTTTCATGTTCATGAGGATGGTACGGTTATGACAGGACCTTACCACGATCCAAAAGTTGACCATGACATTTTAGAGAAAAAATAACAAGAGGGAGAAAAAATGGCAGGACTTTCACCAAAATTACCATTGCAGAGAGATCAAGTTGACGGGTTTTATTCTTTGAATAAGACGCACGTTGAACTAGTAAAACAAAATTTTAAAATGCTTTTGCTAACCTCGCCCGGTGAAAGAATAATGGATCCTAATTTTGGCGTAGGGTTGCGAACATTTTTGTTCGAGCAGGATGCACAAATATTACAAGATCAGATTGTCTCGAAGATAAACGAGCAGGTTAAAATCTATTTACCCTTCATAGATGTTCAAGAGGTAAATTTTCATGCCTTGTCACAAGGAGGTTTGGATTTTGATCCAAATACTTTATCAGTTGTTATCAAGTATGAAATCATTCCTTTGAAAAAATCTTATTCTTTGGAAATTAGTCCTTTGGAAGATATTTCTCGTGCGCAAATAAATCTGTGATTGACTATTTATTTTAAAAAAAGGAAATGGTTATATGGCTCAATACCGTTCAAAGTCTAAAGCTAAAAAAGTACCTATTAAGTACACAAGTAGAGATTTTTCGTCAATTCGTGACGATCTGATCGATTACGCAAAGAGATATTACCCCAGTACATATCAGGATTTCAGCGAAGCCGGTTTCGGCTCGTTGATGATTGACACTGTTTCTTATGTTGGGGATATTTTATCGTTTTATCTGGATTATCAGGCAAATGAAACTTTCTTGGATACTGCTTTTGAGTTTGAAAACATTCGAAAGATTGGGAAACAACTAGGGTACAAAATCAAGGGAAGACCAACTTCTTTTGGCACGGCAACGTTTTATGCGACTGTCCCAGCCGCGGCTGTTGGAGAAGGTCCAGATTCTAGATATTACCCCACAGTTAAAAAAGGAACAGTTCTTTCGGCTGATAGCGGTAACCGTTTTACTCTAAATGAAGATGTGTTTTTTGATGATCCAACAAATGAAGTTGTTGTTGCTGAAGTTGATTCAACAACCGGCTTGCCAATCTCTTATGCGATAAAAGCAAAAGGTTTGGTTCTTTCTGGCGAACTAAATGTTCAAACCATCAATGTTGCCGATGCAGAGAGATTTCTCAAGATTCAGCTAGAAGATCCTAACTTTAGCGAAATTGTGTCAGTTATCGACTCGGATGGTAATGAATACTTTGAGGTTGATAGTTTGTCACAGAATGTAGTCTATAAAGCTGTTACAAACAGAGGTAGGACATCTTTGGATGCTAAATCTATTCTCAAGCCTTTTGTTGTTCCTCGAAGATTCACTGTGGATTTTGACGGCGATTTCTTCTTTTTGCAGTTTGGATCAGGCACTGAGACAGAATTAGAAGAAGCTAGTCAAAACTTGTTTGATCCTCAAAAAGTTGCATTACAGATGCATGGAAGAGATTATGTTTCGAGCACGTCTTTCGATCCAAACAGACTGATTAAAACAGATAAGTTTGGAATAGCTCCGGGCAACACGACTTTGGAAATTGTATATCGAAGAGTTGACACTGAGACAGCTAATGCAGCGGTTGGGACTCTAACACAGGTTATCGATCCAATCGTAACTTTTGCCGACGAAACAACAGTTGATACTGAATTAGCCTTTTCTGTTATTGACTCTTTAGAGGTCACTAATGAAGATCCGATTACTGGAGATGTTGAAATTCCAGATGCAGATGAGTTGCGACAGAGAATATTTGATAATTATGCATCTCAAAATAGAGCAGTTACTGCACAGGATTATCAGGCAGTAATTTATGCAATGCCGCCAAAATTTGGTTCGGTGAAAAGGGCAGCAATTTTGAGAGATAGAAATTCTCTAAAAAGAAATTTGAACATTTATGTGATTTCAGAAGATTCCGAGGGAGAGCTGGTGCAAACAAGCAATTCTATAAAAGAAAATTTGAAAACTTGGCTAAATCGCTATAGAATGATCAACGACACTATTGACATTTTAGATGCTAAAATTATAAACTTATCATTAGAATTTAGCATTTTAGGGGATTTAGAAAAAAATAAATATGATATTTTGAATGATGCGGTGACTGAACTTCAAAACTATTACAATCGGACATTTGATATTGGCGAGCCTTTCTTTGTGACTGATGTTTATAAAGTCTTGAAAGACGTTGAAGGCGTCGTTGACGTTGTTGATGTAAAAGTAAAGCAAAAAACAGGAGGAGAATACTCCAGAACTCGAATTGATATGGAAAGGAGTACATCGAGAGATGGCCGCCTGATTCGAGCCCCGGAAAATTGTATTTTTGAAATCAAAAGGCCTATCGCTGACATTAAAGGGATTATTAAGTAATGGCAATCAAAAGATACACGGCTATAGCTGATAATACAATAACAAATGCTTATAAGAGTGATTTGAGCACTCGTGGCAGCGGCTCAAATATGGGAGCCGCAGATACAGTGGAGATATTTTCTCTATACGGCCAAGCTTCCGGCACCTCTGGCTTATCCTCAGAATTGTCTAGGGCAATATTGAAATTTCCAATTGCTGGCATGCAAACAGATCGTTCAGCCAGCATCATACCTGTCTCCGGAAATGTTAGCTGGTATCTAAGACTGTTCAATGCTCCTCACGCAGAGACCACTCCGAGAAATTATCATATGGCTGTTTCTGCACTGGAAAGAGCATGGGATGAGGGTGACGGCCTTGATATGGAGTCCTATTCTGACAAAGGTTATCCGCTGGGCTCCGGCTCGAACTGGATTTATGCCCGACAAGATAAAAAATGGCAAGCAACGGGCGCAGACTTTGATCCCACGGACGCATCAGGAACTTATACTCAATATTTTGACACCGGTGATGAAGATTTAGAAATTGATGTCACTCCCTTGGTAGAGTCATGGATGCATGATAAAAATAGCGCCTTTGCTAGAAGGTTCGATCATGGTATAATTGTTTATTTGAGTGGGAATTATGAAGCATATTATTCTGGATCTGTAAAAGCTCGCGGCGGCCAACTAAAAACAGGATCAGAGGGTGAAGAAATTCACAACACCAATGGAGCAAAACGTTCTTATTATACAAAAAAATTCTTTGCTAGAAGTTCTGAATTCTTTTTCAAAAGACCAGTGCTTGAAGCTAGGTGGAATTCTGCAAAAAAAGATAATAGAGGTAACTTCTTCTACAGCAGCTCTTTAGCGCCTGCGGAGGATAACCTCAACACCTTGTATCTCTATAACTATATAAGAGGTCAGTTGAGAAATATTCCAAGCTTGGAGAAGACCGGTGGCAAAATCTATGTTTCTCTATTTAGCGGAACAAATCCCGATCAAACTATTTCTCAACAACAGCTCCATTTAGCAGCAGGAGGCGATGTTGTTGCAGCTTTAGATTTCAATGCAACTGGCGGGCTTGTTTCCACGGGGATATATTCTTGTTCAATTTGTCTTACTGCGGCTGTTTCTCCTCACACGCAAATATATGATGTTTGGCATGATGGTGCCGGCCCGTCTTATGCGGCAACGCAGTTTTTTACAGGATCAATTTATCCTGAAAAAATAGAAGCATCAGAGTTTAATCCTACAAACAAATATTACACTTCAATAACAAACTTGAGGCCAACTTATTATACAGATGAGACTGCTAGGTTTAGATTATATGTTAGACCAAGAAATTGGAATCCAAATATATACACCAGAGCAGTTAGCACAATTGAATCAAATATGATAGAAAGTGGCGCTTATCAAGTGTATCGCGTCGCTGACAATCGAACAGTTGTGGATTTTGGCACAGCTAGTTATGCTTCTACACTTGGCAGAGGTGAAGGTTTACATACTCAAATGTCTTATGATATATCCGGAAATTATTTTGATCTGGACATGAGCATGCTTGAGCCGGGATATTCATATGGTTTGAGATTTGCATATTATGATGGAGCTATTAGCTCTTGGCAAGAGCAGAGAGAATATTTCAAATTTCGAGTAGAAAAGACGAGAGAATTTAACTAAGTCGGAAAAACAAAATGAGTTCGAAAAAATATTTTGATAAAGCAACAAAAATCCTAAAACAAAGTGATCTAGAAGCCGTTGGAAAAAAGGTAGAATCTAGAGAATATATTGACAAATATATAGCTCAAAAAGATAGGTACGTTCCTCCGGTTGATTTTTCATCGGCTTCGAATTTTGCAAGATATGGGTTGGCTAGCAAATATTATGAAGATTCTGTAAAAAGAATTTATAAACAATATCCTTATGATGGTTCCAGAAAAGAAAAAATAGAATGGGAGCTAAGCTCTTCCTATTTGGATAAATGGGTTTTTGAAAATGTATATCCCAGAACTCACGGCTGGGCAAACATGGGATTCAACTGGGGCGCTTCTAAGTCTACGATTTATGACTATGGAGCACCGGTAACTGCTTCGTATGAATATATTAAGATTAAAGGCGGCCCAAATTCAGGATTTGATCCCCATGGGGACAGAACTCCTGAGTCGTTATCTGGATCTAAAGGCATAAGATATGATAATGTAAATATTTACGACGAAGCAAAAAATAGGACTTCAAATTTAAAATTCAATCTAAGTGGAGCTTTCAGCGGTAGCGACAATG